TTGTTATTTAGAAAAGTCACTCGGTCACTGGTCACTTTTCAATAAATTTTTCTCGAAAAAAAGAATGTTAATGTATAAGTTATTAATAATCAATATATTATATACTTCTTCTTTTTTTTTCTGACATTAAAATCGAAGTGCAAGTGACCAGTGACCGAGTGACCTTTTTCATGTGAAATTAGGTTAATAATTATATGGAATTGGAAAGGTATTTTGTGGATAAAATAAGTAGAAAAATTGAGCAGATTGAATGTATTTACAAGGCTTCTAATAATGTGGTAGGAATAGTTTTTTGTGTTATTCAGTTTTTGTATATGTTTACATATTACTTTATAGCATAAAATATATGTTAAGAAAAAAGTTACAAATAGGCAAGCCAAATGGCTTTACTATTGTATCGAATTAACATCTCAAATAAGATTTAACACGAAATCTATAGTATTACAAAATATCGCAGTTAAAATATATTATAAAAACAAGAATAGCACCTCATAAATGAAGTACAATGGGTTGAGTAAGAATACTATAGCAAAATGCAGAATGCATATAAATGTTACTATAATGTGTGGAAATGAGAGAATGAAAAGGGTTGGCACCTGCTTCCTTTCCTATCTTTCAGAAGAAAACGGACTTCTAAAGAACACAAAGATTGTCAACAATTCTTCAGATCTCATAGAAACAACATTTGGAATTTTAAGTACATTCAGTCCCCCAACAAACTCAATGGTGTCACTACTTTAGTATTTGCATCTACCAGTGATATTATCTTTTGCTGGCATATCTAATTCAAAAAGATACAATGTCAAAGAACACTTATGCAGGACAAGGATTAAAGATATTACTCTTTGGCGAGAAAAATATCTTATGGAAAAACTTGTTACCAAACGTATCAAAACACTCAAAACAGCCTAAAAAGTGGTCTCGCTTTTGATGCCAATTTTGAACACCCTACCTTACAGGGCGTCACTAACGAACGTGCTTTGACCCAAGGTGTCGCTTCGCTTGCCCTGGGCATTTTAGCGGCTCAGCTTCGCTTCGCCGCTTCCATATGCAAACTTAGTGCTATGTGCTGTTGCCCTTTCAGGGCGTGCATTATCGGCTGCACCTCAGCAATTCAAACAAGTTTGATTGCGTTCGGTTTGCACGATAATTCAGGGCGTGCTTCTGCAATAGTGTGTAATACTTAATCCCCTACTTAACACTTTACATTCGTTAACTGCAATTTAAGAAAAATTCCGAGTGATAAAGTGACACCTAAGTGGTTGATTATCAAAACTTTTGGGTGTCACTTGTCACTTGTCACTTTCGCTATACTCTCCGTTTTGCACTACTTTACCCCCTAATATACGACTTTTTGGATAGGCTCGGGCTATGAAAAAAAACGGCTGTTCGCCCTACGTCCTATCGCACACCTAAAGGCTACGCGGGTGACATACTCGGGTGACATCTGGGTGACATAGCTACTCCCAATAAACCTATAACAAACCACAACAAGTGATTTCCTATAACGCAACAAAGCCGCTGAAAATCAGCGACTTTGTTAATGTTTAGTATAGGTTTTCTATGGTTTGTTATTAACCACCGAAGTTATCGTACATTATCACGTCGCCCGTTGGTGTCCAAAGGGTTAATCTGGGTGGGAGACAGATGGGAGACATACGAAATGGCTTCGTGCTCTCCCCCTACTGCTTCCTCACGTTTATTGTGTATCTTATTCAACCTCCATAAAAGCCCAAAAAGCCGTTTTGTTTTCGATTTAACGCGGTTTCTTGTGCTTTGTGAGGGTTTTATTATTTATTGAATTTTTCTTGCTCTAAACGCTTTATTTCGCGTTTCGCCTCAACAAGCAAGTCGTAGAGTTCCACCGAACGCTCCGTGGCAAAATACTCTGCCCATTCACAGAACGTATAACACAAATCTGTTATACCATCATCATACCCCATGCTGTCCCACCAATCGGAAAGTTCCGCAAAGACTTCAGGAGGATTGGTGCCCAATGCGTCCACCACTTCAGTTGGATATTGCTCAATGAGCATCATCTTCCAACTCTCCATGTCCATATCAGGATTTTCGTGCAGAACATTCCATGCTGCCTCTTTAAGTTCAGCATAGAAGTCTGGAGTCTCTTCTTCCTCCTCTTGACTTTCTTCTGCCTTAACCTCGTTGAAGGCGTTCATCAGCATATTCAGTTTCTTCAAGTCCTTATCTTCGCTCATAAGTCTATTGTTCATCATACCCCATTAGCCGAGAAAAATCTTCGTATGAATTATAGTCCAAAACACGATGTTGTCCATAGTGGTAACTTCGTTCTTCTATCATGTCGTAAACATTTCTGCGGAAGATAGGATCTGACATTTCTTTTTCAAATTCTTCATAAGACGGCATTTCAACAATGTATTGTTCTTGAATAGGGTCCTCGCCTCGCTCCAACAGGCGATAAAGCCACTTGCGGTTATTTCCACAGTTTTTGAACCTTTCGCGTTGAGCCTTTTTGGCGTTCTTCTCAACAATATTTTTCAGTTGTTCATAAGTATTTCTACTAACACACTGAGAACAAACCTTGCCGCAATATGCTAATTGTGCAGTATCAATAGGCTGCATAGCATAAATTGAATGACCAGCATCATCTTTGCCGTCTTTTAATTTTGGACAATTATCATCGGTATGAAAAACCTCCATGTCATCCTCGTAAACATATTGCCCCAACTTTGTCTTGTTGTCACATGCCAAGAAAAAGCATACAATAAAAATGATTGAAATGTCTTTCATTTCTCCACCATTTTTTCGTAAACCTTAATCAATCTTTCTTTCTCTGCGAGCAGGGCTTCAAGACTCTTTACTCGCTCAACCAACACAGCATCTGTGCCAACAGTCACATTACCATTCATTGAGGCAGGGCTAAAATCGCCTTTAGTCTCAACTAAATTATTTGGAAGTGATAAAATTTCTTCATCGAAGAAAATGCGAATATCGACTTTCAGTAACAATGCTATGTTTTCAAGGTCGGCTGCTTGAATTTTATTGTTTCGAATACAGCGATGTAAATTTTGTTCACTCATTCCTATGTCGGCAGCTAATTTCTTTAAACCACCTTCACGCTTTTCACTAAATTTTTTTATAGCCTCTAAATTCATGATAATCAATGATTTACGTAGTTATTACTAAAACAAGTGCTCGTTTTGGCTAAAAAATAATGGCGAATAAATTTGTTAGTCACGAATATATTTGATAGCTTTGCACCATAAAGTTATAAATAAATATCGAAACAATGACAGAAACATCTAAAAATCAGCGAAAAAAAACGCTCTTAGGTCAGTTACGAGACCTTGAAGTTGGTGAAGCGTTGACGGTATCTGTTAGCCGTTCAAGCTACCTCAAGTCAATTTGCACCAGCTTTGGGTTGCAGTGGGACAAAACATTCTCCACAACAACCAATCGAGAACAGAGAACAATAACGGCTACACGAATTGCATGAAGATTAAGCACATCATCTTTATAGTGTCAGCCCAGCCATACCGCACATCTGTATTAACCGATAAGGGAATACGTGCAGCACGACCAGGCGAAATACTTAAAGCTTTATGGACGCTACATCAAAATGGGAATTTAGGCATTCTACGCTTGCTTGCTATCTGCATCAAGAAATTAACAATATCCCTCTTCCGATCTTCACAACAGCAGTTGTTCACACCAACCGAAATAACGCCCGAACTCCTATCAACATTCAAACGTTGGGAAAAAGCAATAGAAGGTTCACACGACTTGCCACAATAAGGGCACACTTCGGCTGCTATAACCTTCTCAAGGTTACGCAACTCTGAATCTGAAATAAGATTACTCATAAAATAAAAATTAAAAATTCGACACAACAAAGATAATCAACATAAGCGAACGCGCCAAACGACAAAAATTAAAAATTCGACACTTTTACATTTCAATCACAAGGTGCGTTCGCCATTTAAACACCCAATCATCATGACAAAGAAAATCATCACACTCGCACTCATCCTTGCAAGCCTCATCAGCTGCAACACAACAAACAATCTTTCAGAAGAAGAACTCGACCGCATTAGCTGGAAAGCATTCTGCAACACATTCGGCTATAACGACAAGTTAGACGCCAACAACCAGGAGGCAATTAACAATTACCTTGACTGCTGGCGAGGATCGGCTGACGAAGAAGATGCCTTCAGCAAACTTGGCATCAACCTCTACTAACAAATGAGCAGTAAAGCAAATCCCATTTGCAAGTCGTGCAACAAATCGTACATACTCATAAATGGCTGCTTCTGCATATACCTCAATCGTTATGTAGAACACGCCAAAGTACCACCATGTACAACTAAAAACGAGCAACAATGAAATATCTTACAAACTATCGCTATTGGATTTTAGCCATCATCCTATCAGCTGCAACAATTAGTCTGTTTGTGGTTCCTGAAGAATCTACCGAAATTATTGCATACACAGCAATATTTATTGGTTCTAAACTCGTGTCGCTTATACTCTACGCAACAGCATGGGTACTTTGCAAAAAACAATGGAAAGGACAACTACACGAACTCAAAAAACTAATTGAGGAGGATTAGTCAATGCCTGATAATGCCGACATCATTGGACGGCTCAACAGCATTGATGAGCAACTCAATGAAATACGTGCTGCATCACTCCTGTCCCAAAAAGAAATATATAACACTGCTGAAGCATGTGCCTTTCTTGGCGTAAAAAAAAGCTACCTCTATCAGTTAGTCAGAGAACACAAAATTCCGTACTCAAAAAGCAAAGGAGGTAAATTCACTTATTTCAATCGCAATGACCTTGTTAAGTGGATGACATACCACCAATACTCAACTGACGAAATGTAGTCAACTGCTGCAGATAGAATGCTTAATCGGAAAGGGCATCCCGGAGTAACGGGAACCACTGAAGGCATGTTACAGCCGAAGTACAAGGCTCAAATATGCTCATGGAGTGCATTAGTGCGGTTCGACTCCCACCTGCAGCTCACACACAACAATATTATTCACAATTAAACAATACAACACTATGAGTAAAATAGGATTAACAATCGAGCAAATCAACACGATGCAGCCCGAGAGTATCGTACGTAACGAAAACGTGCGCGACAAATTCATTCAAATCTACGAAGCAATGTGGACACCATCCACAGGCGTGTCAGGCGAAGCAGCCTACGAACGTGAATCGCGCAACTTCAACCGACTGCTTTCTGAAAAAGAAGACTTGCGAAAGACGTGCACAAAGTTCTCGCTCTTCACAGCCTTCCTCGACGTGGCAATTTCAGGACTAACACTCGACCCTGGCACCAAGGCGCAAGCCTACCTCCTTGCTCGCTCCGTAGCCGTTGACAGCTACTATGAAAACGGACAGAAGAAAAACAAGTACGAGACACACTGCATGCTCACCGTGTCTGGATATGGAGAGTTGGTACTACGCGCACGATGCGGACAAATTCGACATGCTGACAACCCTGTTATCGTGTACGAAGAGGATGGCTTCGAGTATGGCGAACACAACGGACAGAAGTTCGTCAACTATACTTGTCGTCTTCCCCACACCACAGGTCGTATCGTTGCTTGCTTCATGAAGATAACACGTGCTGACGGATCTGTAGACTACGCAGTAATGCTCCCTGAAGATTGGATGCGACTTTCCAACTACTCTGCACGACAAAACGGCAAGTACAATTATCAAGCCAAGCAGTGGGAGAACGGCAAGCCTAATGCGCTCTACACTGCACAAGGCGGACAGATTGACCCCGGGTTCCTCGTTGCCAAGTGTATCAAACACGCATTCAAGACTTACCCCAAAGCACGCGTAGGCCGTGGCACTCAATTAGAGTCACAAGTCGAAGAACCCGAATTTAACGACGACATCTATGGCGTAACTGCCGATGGAGATACCGTCAACACCGAAACAGGTGAAATCACAAGCGAAGCAAAACAAGACTTCGCACCGCAAACCAACACCTCTGCAGGTGTAACAATAGACCCTGCTGAAAACAACGATGATGATTCGTTCTAACAAAACCATACACAATCATGAGTGACCAACAAAACCTCACAATCGTACGACAAGAGAACGTACAAATGATTGCACAATCTGCACCACAGATTTACAATGACAATACACTATCGTGCCAACGCTGTAGCGAGTTTGGCAAAAAGCTGCTCGACCAAATCAAGGCAAACGGCATGAACGATGAACTTGACCAACAATGTGCTGCTTACATCGTCAAGGCAAAAAACACGGTGAAGAAGATGAACACCAACCGTTCTGCCATCACTAAGATCTTCGACCAAATACGCTCTGAGTTTACAGGAATGGAAAACGCTGTAGATCCTACCAAAGCAAACTCCATCCCTAATCAAATACAACAAGCTCGTAATGCCTATGCAGCAAAAAAGCGTGAGGAAGAGGAGAAAAAGCGTAAGGAGGCAATGATTCAGTATCAACGCAAACAAGCATACGATAAATACAGACAAGATGTTGAGGACGACTACAAGCGATCGTTCAACACCTACACAACCAACGCCATCAACTTCCTCACCGAAATAAATACTGCTGTCACGCTCGACAACTATGAGAAACAGTACAAGATAATCAAGCAAATCCCTATCAAGTTTCCGCAGGAATGGGCAACAAAGACCCCATCAAATGTCTGCATACCTGCCGAACTTGCCGACATGCAGGACAAACTCCGTGAGGTGCGCACATCCATAGTCAACAAACTCATGGAGCAGTTTGCTAAGCAGTACGAGTTTGAAGTGGGCGAATACCGCGACAATATCCTCGACACGCTGCCATCAAAGAAGGCTGAATTAGAACGTATGCAGAAAGCCAACGAGGAAGAAAAGGCTCGCATGGCAGCCGAACTCAAAGCACGCGAACAAGCCGAAGCCGAACGCATTGAAGCTGAACGCAAACGCAAAGAAGAGGAAGAAGCAGCAAAGCAGAAAATGCAAGCCGAGGCTTCCGAGATTGGTAACCTGTTCGGTCAACAAGCTATTGTCGCTCCTGCTGGCTATCAGCCTAAGACGTCCGTTAAAAAGAAAATCTCAATCAACAGTCCTGAAGGTATTATGGCTGTCGTGTCATTTTGGTGGGCAAAAGAGGGGCAACACCTTCCACTCGAAGACTTGGTTAAGACGTTCAAAAAGCAAATCACATTCTGCGAAAAGGCTGCGAACGATAAGAATACCCCCGAATTTATAAACTCACCATCTGTAACTTATACAGACGAGATTAAAGCAAAGTAAGCAATTATGTACGAAAGTGGTTATTACCCAGCTGGCGCAGAGCACGACCCCAACGCTCCATGGAACCAAGAAGACCCTGTTATGGTTGAGTGTGACGAATGTAACGGCACAGGTTATCTATTCTATTCCTACGATTTCGTCAACGACATTGAAAAGGAATGCACCGAGGCTGAATGGGAAAGCCTGCCCGACACAGAGGAAGAAGCCCAAGCCCTTGACCTTGAGCAAATCAAAGGTGACAAAGTAACTTGTGACGTGTGCAACGGTGAAGGTGAGGTAGAACAAGAGCCGTATGAACCCGATTATGACGATTACGATGACGAATACTAAAGCCATCATTAACCCCGACGAATACTATCAGCGAAGTGAGGTCAGCAACTCTGACCTCACCGAACTGAAGAACCTGCTCCACCCTCACATGCAATTCGGTGACAAGGAGGCTGCTTTCCGCTTCGGGTCTATCGTCGATGCCATCATCACCGAACCCTCGCGTGTTGACTTTCTACACATGACGATAGACGGTGAACAATGTTCCGAGGAGGAGTTCCTCCATGCTCGCGAAATGCAACGCGCACTGCGTGCCGAAGCAAGGCACGATCCATTCCTCGCTAAAGTACTCGAACAAGCCGAAACACAACGCTTCATGGTCAACAAGCAGCAGGAGTTCTGCAATGGGGGATTTACCTTCCATCTCGACACACGCTGCAAATGGGATTGGTGGTTACAAACGGCTAACTTCGGTGGCGATCTAAAAACTACATTCGCCTCAACGCAAGCGGAGTTCGACAATGCTGTAGATTTCTTCGATTGGGATAGGTCAAGAGCGTGGTACATGGACATAGCACAATCCAATTACGATTTTATCTACGCAATCAGCAAAAAAAATTGCAGGATCTTCAAAAAGTTCATCACACGTGGCGACGACATCTACAATCGTGGACGCGAAAAGTACGAAGAACTTGCATTTCAATATTGGGCGTTTAATCTCTATTAGTTATGAACAAGAAACTCTCTAAAACAAAACAAATATCCCTACTCAAAAGCCTACGTCGGCTCTGCCCATTCGTTGTGCTATCAGGACCATACGGATATACCTGTGGCGGATTAGTGGGGGGTGTGCGTTGCTCATCAGGATTGGGAGCACAATCAAAGGAAGCTCGACACTGCACACTGTCTTGCATAGACTTGCGCAAACAAGCCTTTGCTCGCGGTTACGACATTACACTATCAACGCAAACCATCAACGCGTATGGCTGACACACTAAAACATAATCTACGTGTTGAGCCGTACGACTATCAGAAGGAGGGCATACTTGCCGGTCTGCGCTGGCACCGCTTTCTCATCGGTGACGAACCAGGTTTGGGCAAGACACTGCAAAGTATCGGTGTTGTTGACTGCGCAAACGCTTATCCTTGCCTCGTTATTTGTCCGTCTTCGCTCAAAATCAACTGGCAACGAGAGTTTGAAAAATTCACCAACAAAAAAGCACTTGTCCTCGACAATGCGGTAATGACTACATGGCCTTATCTACTCCGAATGGGGATGCAGCAAGTAGCTGTTGTAAACTACGAATCACTACGCAAGTACTTTGTGTGGGACATAACCAAACGTGAAAAAGGTGGTGGCTTCCGATTGAAAGATGTGGTCTTCAATCCCGAAATTAAACTCTTTAAGTCTATCATCATCGACGAGAGTCACCGTGTTAAGGACCCATCCGCACAGCAATCAATCTTTGCACGTGGCATTGCTGAGGGTAAGGAATACAGAATACTTCTTTCTGGTACACCTGTTGTCAACCGTCCTGCCGATCTTATCGCACAGCTGTCCATTATGGGGCGTTTGCCTGAATTTGGAGGTCGTACCAAGTTCCTTGCCGAGTATGGCGGTGGCGAGATAAGCAGAGAGAGACGAGGAAAAGAGGAAGACGATGCTCCTCGAAACCTTGAAAAACTTTCATCCGAACTTTATGCACGTTGCATGATACGTCGCGAAAAGTCAAAAGTTCTTACCCAACTACCCGACAAAACGCGCACCGACCTCATCGTTGACATCTCCAACCGCGACGAGTATATGCTTGCCGAACATGACCTTGCCGAATACCTGCGCCAATACACCGAGTGCGACGACATCGACATCCGACGCAAAATGCGCATGGAGGCTCTTGTTAAGTTCATGACGCTGCGTTCACTCTCTGCCAAAGGAAAAGTAAAGCAAGCTATCGACTTCACGCGCACCTTCCTCGCCAACGGCAAGCCACTCATTCTCTTCTGCTCTCTGCATGAGATAGTCGACGAAATTAAAAAAGCATTCCCTAAAGCCGTCAGCGTTACCGGGCGCGACTCCATGATGCAAAAGCAAGCAGCCGTCGATGCTTTTCAGTCGGGCAAGGCGCAACTCATCATCTGTTCCATAAAGGCAGCAGGTGTGGGGCTTACACTCACAGCCTCATCCAACGTGGCTTTCGTGGAATTTCCTTGGACTTACGCTGACTGTTGCCAATGCGAAGACCGCGCACATCGTATAGGACAAAAAGACAACGTAACTTGTTACTATCTCCTTGGTCGTGGCACCATCGACCGCACACTCTATGCAATCATCCACAAGAAGAAGTCCATCGCCAACCAAATAATGGCTACCGACGACGACATTCCACAGGATGAAATGTACTTCGATCAGCTTACGTCACTCTTCCTCAATCCGGACGACGATGGCTGACCTCTGCAAAACCGACCTACAAAAGGTTATCAAGTATCTCAACGATGCAGCTGCACTCTACGATCAACAGCAAGGCTTGCGCAATTCGTGCCGTGCATGGTGCATCAGAAAACTTATCGATAAACTTAAAAATAAACTACAATGACAAAAAATGAACTTGCACGTGAAGTTTCAGTATCAGAAAAGCTTCACCTCTCTACAACCGTTAAGGCGATTGATGGAGTATTCAGATTGATTAAAGAAACAATCGCTAAGGGCGAATGTCTTACAATTCGTGGCTTCGGCACATTCACCCCTGTTGAGGTAGCCGAGCGCACAGCACGCAACTTCAAGACCGGAGACAGCGTAACCATCCCTGCTCATAAGTCTATCAAACTACGACCGAGTAAGGAACTTGTCAAAACTTTTAATAAGGAGGATTAATTATGATGTTATACGAATGTGGCGTACGATACGAGCGGACTATGCCGAATGGGTTGTCTAGGAAAGTCACAGAGTTATATCTTGTTGATGCTTGCTCGTTTGCCGAGGCTGAAGGACGCATCACAAAGGAAATGGAACCGTACATATCTGGCGACTTCGAAGTGGTCACTATCAAGCGCACCAACTACTCCGAGATTGTCGAGAATGGTGCCGACTCTGCCGACAAGTGGTTCAAGGCTAAGTTGATGTTCGTAACCTTTGACGAGAAAACAGCTAAGGAAAAGAAACAGGCGGTTTACTTCATTGTAAAGGCTTCCGACATCAACAATGCCCACACGGTGGTTGTCGGGCACATGAAAACCACAGTCGTTGACTACGAGATTGCTACGCTCGACGAAACTAAAATAATGGACTTGTTCCGCTACATGGTTAATAAAACAAGCAGTAATGGCTAAGTTTTCATCCTTTGCTTTCCAAGGTCGGAATAAGTACGGCAACAAGCGCGTAGGCTCTCACGCATCCAAGAAGGAGCACTACCGGGCTGCTGAGCTACGCATGATGCAGCGTGCCGGACTTATCTCCGACCTTCGGGAACAAGTAAAATACCTGTTGATACCTGCACAATACGAAGAGTGTGGCAAAGATTTCAAAAATCGTCCTACACGTGTCCTTCTCGAACGTGCTTGTTCCTACATCGCAGACTTTGTTTACACAGACAATGCGACAAGACAAACAGTTGTAGAGGATACAAAAGGGGTTAGAACTAAAGAGTACATCATCAAGAGGAAACTCATGCTGCATGTGCATGGCATCCGCATTAAAGAGGTTTGATTTATATGGCACGAGACAGTTTTATTTTCTATCGCAGTTTTCATGAGGCTATCAGGCTGATGCCACCAGAGGTACAGGCTGAGGTCTACCCTGCACTCGTTGAGTATGCGCTTAACGGCAAGGAACCAAAGGGCCTCTCCGATATCGCACAAGGGGTGTTTATTCTCGTCAAGCCTAACATTGACGCGAGCATCACACGCATAGAGAATGGCAAAAAATTCGGCAAACTTGGCGGTCGACCAACGAAGAAAGGCAAAGCTGCCTCGTCTGCCAAGATCAAAGCCGACATTCCTACACCTCCATCAACCTATACGCTTACACTCTTGCAGGAGATTGAGCAGATGAAAACCGACCGCACATGGAATGAACCTGTGTGCATGCAGTTTCACATTGATGCTGAAGAATTATCCAAACGGCTTGATGCGTTTCAAAACCACATTCAATGCGAGGCTGATGGCAAAGCGCATGATAGCTTAACAGACGCAAAGCGACACTTTTGTGCATGGATGCGTAAGGCTTACCCCATACAACACGAAGAAGATGCAGACCAACTTCCGCCACCGTCCTACGAATTTAATGGTGGATTTGGCGGACAAGATGTTTAAATGAAATATGGACTACAAAGACATAATCAACGGACTTGTCAGTTTCAACCGCAAACCAACAGGGAATAGAGATTGGGACGCTGCTGTGCTTTCTGCACTTGCAAGTCGCGACAAGATAAATGATGTTCCGTGGCTTACGCTACACCAATGTGCGCTCAATTTAAGGCAACAATACGACAGAGAAAAAGCGAATACACCAAATCTCGCAGATCCTGATGTGTATAACGCACATTCTAAGTTCCTTATTTACATTGCTGACTCTGTTGTGCTGGCTCCACAAAGGCGCAAGTTCATCGTTGACGACGACAACAAGCAGGTGCTGCGCTTCCTCTTGCTCTACTTCAACAACTGCCCTTTAGCTGAAAAGGTATTCCCAGAACGTGGTTACAAACTGCACAAAAACCTACTCATACAGGGCGGTGTGGGCGTCGGAAAAACGCTTCTCATGCAAATCTTCAGCGAGTATCTAAGACGCACCAACAATCCTCGTTACTTTCACAATCTCTCTGTAACACAAATGGTCAACTACTACACCATTCACAATAACCTCGACCGTTTCACTTACTTTGAGGAGGAAAGCAAGGGATTCCAGTGCAAACCCGAAAACGTGTGCCTCAACGATATAGGCATTCAAGACCGCACGTTCTTCGGAATGGACACCGGGTTACTCACCGATGAGTTTCTTCATGCTCGCAACGAAATTTGGACGCAGTTCGGCAAGTTCGCGCACCTCACTACAAACCTTGACAATAATGAACTTGAAAAGCGGTTCAAGCGCAACGACGGCTACGGCAGACTTGTGGATCGCTTCAAAACTTACAACGTAATTCCATTAACAGGTAAAAGTAGAAGATAGTATAAACCAAAAAAACAAGACAATGAGAAAGATTAGTTTTCGTGGAAAAGCCAAAAACAAGAGCAACACGCCTGACAATTGGGTGTATGGTGGTGGTTGCGTAACCCCAATGGGCAACACGTTCATTATCCCAAACACAGCACCAAAATTCAATAATAAAGGCGAGTATGAAGCAAAGGCTATTGAAGTGTGTTTTATCTGTCAGTCAACAGGTTTGAACGACAAGCACGGACGTGAAATTTATAACGGAGATATTCTTGCACACAATGGTAAAGTTGTTGGTCATGTGGAGGAGGGTCGTGGTTACTGCTTCAAAGTGGTATATGCCCATCCGGAACCAGGAGGAGATAAAGATTGGTCGCTATATTATGTTGTGGCTTACGATTACGAAGGCGATGTAGAAATTGTTGGAAACATCTACGACAACCCAGAAATGGTGATAAAATAATTTAAGAAAGTTTTCTTCGGAAATTGGGCACGGAAAATACCAGTTATCAATCCAAAAAATTAAGTAGTTATGGAAACAATAGAGATTAAATCAATGACGAGCATTGAAGATGCTGTCAAATTAGTATTACACACCGCCAAAATATCAGGAAGTCGTGTTGTCGCAGAGTTTAACGGTTTCATTCTCGACTCAAAGAATAGCTATGACAAGAACCTTGATTTATACTGGGCTTACATGGGACGAGCTGACCGTAACGTAAACTGGGAACAACGCCGCTACGAGATAGCAAAGACCATGCTCCCTGCCATCTACACCGACGATGGCAATGCGGCAAGAGATGACCACTCGCCAATCAACGGCTTTGAGTATAAGACTCTCGAAGGCTGCTGCCGTGAAGCTATACGCTTCGCAGATACACTTATCAAAGAACTAAAAAAGAACGAACAAAATGATTAACCCCGAAGACCTAAGAACAGGCGACCTTGTAAGGGTGAGTCGCGATTGCGCGTTTCCGAAAGGCACAATGTGCGTTGTTTCTGATATAAATCCCCTAAAAGTTTTTAATGATAAAAAAGGAGTTGTCAGTCTAAGTGCTATCAACGATGACGACGACGGTCCTTGGGGCGTTTGGTGCTGCAATGTCGAAGGCATACCCGTTACACCCGAAATACTCAACAAAAATGATTTTAAGGAAGAATCCGTTGGTGAATACTATACAAAGCCTCTTGATAACGAGGAGTATTCTCTTGCGAGATATTCGGCGGTAGAGCGGAAAAGTGGTAATTGGGCCGTTTTCATTAAGTATTGTAGTTTGTACGATTATGCTCTGTTACGAAAAATTAAATACATCCACGAACTTCAACATATCCTTTGGGCGTTGGGGTTGAACGCAGAACTAAAAGTATAAATATGAAACTTCGGCAAGCGAGAAAAATCATCAAGAGATCAGGGCGTAGAACGGCTAACTATTGGAATAGATATGACGTGCGTCCTTCTAACGTGCTTCTACTAACACTCATTAACGAACGCATACGCCGTGCCGAGCGTATCGTACGCAAATTTAGTCGTGTGATACCTCCAGAGCCGCTCGGACGAGAGATTTAAATACTCAAACTTATTAATAATATTTTTATGAAAAAGATAATGTTCAACGACGAGTGCGGCTTAACACAAGCCGTACTTGACGGTCGAAAGACGCAGACAAGAAGAATAGTCTATACGCAAAACGGGTTTGTTGTGTTTGGTGGTGAAGATTTCCAACTCAAAAAGCTCGACAATGGACAGGCTCTGCTTACGCTTTGCAACAACAGGTTTAAAACCGCCCACTATAAAATAGGCGAAACCATAGCCATCGCCCAGAAATACGAAGATTTGATAAAGAACGATGAATTTTACCGTCTTTGTGGCAAAAACGGAATGCCTTTGGAGTGCATCAAATACGAGAGAGGGTGCAACAACAAGATGTTTGTCCGTGCAGACCTTATGCCCCATCATATTCGCATTACCAACATCCGCGTAGAACGTCTGCAAGACATCAGCGAAGCCGACTGCCTAAAAGAAGGCATTTGGTGTGACGACAACGTAGGGTTTGAAGGCATGACATATTGGTATCACGGTCTTGCCAACTCCTCGTTCAGAACAGCGAAAGAAGCCTACGCTGCCCTGATAGACAAAATCAGCGGCAAGGGCACATGGGAGAGCAACCCTTGGGTTTTCGTTTACAATTTTTATCTTGTAAAATAAAATACAACTCTAAAAAATGGTTACAAATTAGTGGTCATAAGCAATGAATAAAGCAAAAACTATTGAGTTAATGAAAGAGATTAAGGATAGTCTCTTTCTTGTAAAGGGTATGTATATGGGCAAAGACGAACATCTTATGACATACATGGACTTGAATATGGAAAGATGCGAGCAAGTCCTTAAAGAACTGGAGGATTAATATGAAAAAGAAGGATTATAAAGTTTATAAGCTGATAATGCGCTGCATCGAAATTACAGACTATCTTTCCAAAAATGCCAATGTCAAAAACCTTCGAGTGCCACTAAATAAGTGTAAGCGTGTCAAAGCCACCAAAGGTCTTACACTCAAAGACATCCGGGGCAGAAAAGAATATATTGACAGGAAATTTGTATTAAAGGTCGATTATTCCGACATCAAGGAGGAGAAAGGATGCGCGCAAAACACAAAATCAAATTGACGAGTTTAATGCGCGTATGTATTCTATGAGTAAGAAACTTGGTGTAACAGATATGGTAGTACCAACGCATGACAACGTAGGTTTACCAACACCTAAGGTAATTGGAGACAAGTGGGAATATTGGTGCTTGCTGCCTGAAAGACCAAGCATGAGGGTATGCCCCATGTTTAAACCTAAAAAAAAGGAAGGAGGTTCGCATGATTAAAGCAGAAGAAGCAAGACAACTCACTGGAAAAATACTCGAAGAAAAATATAAAGACCAACTCAACATCATAGCCAATCATATTGCAAAGGCTTGCGAGAATGGACAAAGTTCTGTAAAAATTCGGAATGCAAACAAATTATTTCTCAACAGATTCTGTTTTGAAGATGTTCGCTTTGTGCTAAAAAACATTTACAAGTACGAGTGCTATTTGTCTTCTGAGGGAACAACCCTTAGTGTGTATTGGTGTAAGAACGCAGTCCAATGAACGTAAGTTTAATCATAAAAAACAAAACAACAATGACACAAACCAAATTTAAGAAATTTCCCTTCAACCTTGAACTGGCTAAGAAGATAACCAACGAGTGTTACGAAGAATTTATTAAAGAACTTGATGCAGCATCAACTGCAACAACTAAAAAACGTACAACAATGACACAAACAACAACGGAAGCAATACAACCTAAGACCGAAATACAATTTAAGAGAGTTCCCTTCGACCTTGAATTGGCGAAGAAGATAACAAATCACGAAATCAAAGGACAGATTGTAACTGAGGCTGGATTTAATGCAAGAATTATTTGCTTTGACAGAAAATGCTATTCTCTAGTTCAACTTTTAGCTCTAATTAAAGAATATGATTATGACTATGTAGTTGCTTATAAACTTGACGGAAAAGCATTGGGCGATAATGTATATGGCAAAAATCTCCACATCGAAGTGCCAACTTACTACAAAGACTACTCCAATTTTGAGCCGTGCAAGTTGAATCCATGTGTGGCACGAAATTATCAAGCAGACAAGTGGGAGATCCGGGTGTGTGCTGGTCGAGACGAAGTTGACAATGTGATTTTTTACAACCAAGATGGAGGCACGGAACATGTGGAAAACGTTCTTCCGCTAGACGATGTTACCGAACGACTGATTGGCACGAAAAAGAGCTACGAAGAACTCATACAAGAACTTGATGCGGAATTAACTCAAAACGAACAATTATGAACATAGCAAAAATTTTGAAGAATTGCCCGAAAGGAACGAAGCTTTATAGCTCAATATTTGGCGAGCTAAGCTTATTGTACGTTCTGTCTTGCTCGCTTTATCCTATATATTGTAAGGTAATAAGGAGTGGAAGCACAGTAAGTTTTACAGAAGATGGTAAACGTAACATAACAGATGCAGAACCTACGCTCTTCCCATCAAAAGACCAACGCGATTGGAGCAAGTTTGTAGTGAGTGACCAAGTTAATGACCAAGAAACTAAACATCAGTTCAAGCCATTTGATTGGGTGCTGGTTAGAAATTCAGATACAGACAAATGGTTGGCAGGGTTCTTCGAGAAATTCGAGAAGTCTTGGAATAATCCATACCATATAATGAATCTTCATCACATGACAGATTTTGCTTTTAAGCAGTGCATTCCTTACGAAGGAAATGAGCATCTTGTAGGAACAACAAACAAACCAGAATAACAATGGAAAATAAACAATTCGACTTTTACGAAATCAAAACATTTGAGGATGCTTGCAAGCGGTTTGGGCTTCCTGCCGAAGCTCTCACTGTAGAATCATTTGGCGTTGCCTCGGCATTCTTGCAAGCAAATGCACTATACAAACTACTCATTATTCAAAAGGCTATCAACAATGGTGTTTGGCGTGATGAAGAAGGCTGGAGCTATTACCCTTACTGGAAGCTCTACTCAAAGGAAGAAATGGAGCGCATGAGTGAGGAGGAGAAGCAGAGAAAGGGTATTAGACAACTCCTCTCCTGTGCTGTTGCGTATGCTACGGAGAATGTGGGTGTCCGCTGTGCGTATGCGGCTTATCGTGGTGCGTATGCGGATACGACTTTTGGTTTCCCCTTGTGCTTTAACAGCGAGGAAGCCGCCCTCTACGCAGCCAATCAGTTTGAAGACTTATTCTTCCAATACTACGGAATTACAGTAAAAGAGTAACAATGGAAAAGAAACAACGAATGTTCTATTTCGGAACGAATGGTTGTGCTGGGCATTATGCTCTGCCTATCAATTCAGATTTGCCTAATGTAAAAAGTGACGATTGGGCGCGTTTCGATGGTGCTATGCTTAATTGGATAGAGAAAAAAGGCAAATATAGCCAAGGTTTATTATTCGGTTCTGAGTGGTCTGTGTATGCAGTTCCTTGGTCGGTGGATGATGCACGCGATGGTTGTCATACTGATTTACTATGGGAAGGCGAGCACACTAAAGAAGAAATGGAAGCATATATTAAGCAAGATGCTTTTCTTCGTATGCAGTTCCGTTTTAAGCTTGAAGCCAATATGGTAAATCGTGGAGACATTGTTCATGCGTCAGACGACACGCTCATCAAAATTCATCACATTGGCGCAGAAGGAGAAGTATATTATGAAGCCTATGCAGACAATGCTCGTGGACGACTACAATATGAACCGTACACTTATCATTACGGATTCATAACAAGTTGCTATCCTGCTAGCGAAAAGCAAAAGCAGTGGTTAAAAAAATGGATTAAGAAACAAATAAACGATTATGAGCAAACTAATTCCATGCCACGGCAATAACTGCAACAAGCGTGAAGCATGCCTTCGTATAAGAAAGACATGGAATAAATTTTAAAAACAAATAAACAATGAACAAGTTTGAATATAAAGCCATTCTCATTCTCAATAACGAAGACCCTATGCCTAGACTAAATGCAGAGGGAAAGTATGGATGGGAGTTTATTCACCTTGAGAGTGATTACAACAGTAAAATATGGTTGAAGCGAAAGGTGGAGAAAGATGATGAACTCATCAAAAAATTGGACGAGATGGTGAAAGAAAAAGTAAAACTAGAGCAGCGTTTGAATCAGCTCATAGACGAGAACAACCGCTTAGTAAGGCAGTTGCAAGGAATCGAAAAATAAGTTCTAAAATCAATAACAAACAATAAAATGGAATCGAAAAAAATTACAATTAAAGTCATTCGAAAAGGTGCATTAGCTGCACTTCCCAAACAAATGCACGTTGGTGACGCAGGCTTCGACCTTGTGGCGAACTCACGCAAGGTGGACCTTGTTAACGAGTGCATGATCTACAGCACTGGTTTGAGAGTGGAAATTCCTAAAGGTTACGCAATGTTCATCTTTCCGCGTTCATCGTGCTACAAGCATGCAGCTATGATGGCTAATTGCGCATCGGTAATTGATTCGGGTTACAGAGGTGAAGTCCATGTGGTGTTCAAAGGTATTGAAGGGCCCTACAAACTTGGCGATCGCATTGCGCAGGCTGTTATCTTGCCCGTGCCTGAAGTTGAGTACGTGGATGCTTGCGAATTGTCTGAGAGCGACCGAGGAGAAGGCGGATTAGGTAGTACTGGTGTCTAACTTAAATACTAAAGAAAAGAAGTAATGGAAAATTTAAAATCTGAAGCCTATTATGTAGAAAGGGCTAACAAAGTAATACGTGCAATTAAAGAAGCAGACGAATACACGACTCCCGTCGATTTAAGCGTCATTTTTGGAATGGCTATATCAAAGTTTGTTGAAGCATACGTAAGGAGTGGTGGCGAAAAGAAACGGATGATTGATATGATGTGTGACGGCATTAAATATTTCAATGATTAAAAACAAACAGCAATGACACAAACAAAGTTTAAAAGAGTTCCCTTCGACATTGAACTGGCGAAGAAGATAACCAACAAGGAGGTTACGGGACGAATAGTTAATGGTAATGGAAAAGAAGCCCGCATTATTTGCTTCAACAGGATGGGTCGTTATCCGATTGTCTGCTTAGTTATGATGGCAGACGGAGAAGAAATTTTATATACGTACAGCGAAAACGGACGTGAGAACAATAGTTATGAAAGCTCTTTAGACATCCACCTCGAAGTCCCCACCTACCACAAGAACTACTCCAACTTTAAGCCGTGCAAATGGCAAATATGCGTAGTGAGAGATGACGAGAAAAGTGCGTGGGGTGTGCTGGTGTGCGCTGGCAGAAATTCAGTGGGTGACGTTGTATTTTATGGAGGAAATGGCAAAACGTACACCTGGGTACATTACCTTCCACTATCAAAGGTGACCGAACGCTTGATAGACACGACTAAGAGCTACGAAGAACTCATACAAGAACTCGATGCAGAATCAACTGCAACAACTAAAAATAATGATAATGGATAATAAAGAATTTGACTTTCACGACATCAAGACATTTGAGGATGCTTGCAAGCGGTTGGGAATTAGTGCAGAATCTCTGCTTGTAGATTCGTTAGGCGATACCGAAGCATTCTTGCAAGCAAATGCGCTCTATAAGTTAATGATTATTCAAAAGGCTATTAACAATGACAAGTGGCGTGATAAGGATGGCTGGAGCTATTATCCTTACTGGGTGCCCTACGCCAAGGAAGACATGAAGCGCATGAGTGATGAGGAGATGCGGAGAATTGGTATTAGGCAGATCTCCTCCTGTGCAGTTGCGCTTGATACGGAATTTTCGGGTATCCGCTGTCCAGCTTCGTGTGATCGTGGTGTGTTTTTTCTTACGCATTATGGTTTCCCCTTATGCTTTAACAGCGAAGAATCCGCCCTCTACGCAGCCAAGCAATTTGAGAGCATATTCTTCGATTACTACGGAATTAAAGTAAAAGAATAACATAACTCAAAACAAACAACAATGAATGTTGCAGAAATTTTAAAAAATTACCCGAAAGGAACGAAGTTGTATAGTCCACTTTATGGAGAGGTAGAATTGTATAAAGTCGAAGAACTCGACGGTGTAGAATATCCTATTGTTTGTGTGATAACGACAGATGGAGGGCTAGAGTTCTTCGCAAGCGATGGCAGATATTACCCAAATTATCCTGATTCTGAATGTATGCTTTTTCCATCTCGCGACCAACGCGATTGGAGAAAGTTTATCGTGCCCGACCAAGTTAATGACCAAGAAACCAAACATCAGTTCAAGCCATTTGATAAGGTGCTTGTGCGATATGGGGATGGATATGTATGGCAGTGCAACTTTTTCAGTAGTATGGACGAGGATGACTATTATGTGTGCGTTAGCTCGTATTGGCATCAGTGCATTCCGTTCGAGGGCAACGAACATCTATTAGGAACAACAAACGACCCCGAACAATGAGCCAACCCCACACATACCAACTTGTTCAGCAGTTTTACACCGCATGCAATGCACTTGCCAATGCCGTCAACAAACAACTATTTAATGGCATACGCGCCCCCTATTGGGTAGCCAACGAAGTAGGCGGTACGTGCGATTTCGGAGATACCGACTTCCTTACCCCCGAAGAAATGGTACTCATTCTTAAAGCCAACCTCACCTATGATGAGTATGCCGAATGGCGCGATGCCAACATCAAATATGGCGAAACTAAAGGCAACATCAATCTAAAATCGTGGTTAAAAGGTTGCCGATTTAGCATGATTGCGAATAAAACGAAAAAAACGAACAATGAAAACGAGAAAAAAAATAATCGAAGAAGCAAAAGCTGATGGCACACTGGATAAGTGCGACAGACTAATTAGTTCAGCATTCTTGCTCTTTGTGATTGCGCAAGACTTCTATGATGAAGCAGGCGAGAAATTGAAAAAGCACGGCTTACTGCTTGGCGAAGATAAGAAGCAATTCAATAAGAGCATTGATGAAATGTGCAAATACACACGCGATTTTTCCCAAACTTTCCTGAATGGTCGCGAAGGCGGAAAAATGTTCAACGAAGATTGGGAGAAATACGAAAAAGAAATAATTGAACTACTCGAAATAAAGGAGGATTTTAAATGAAAAGAAAATACAGAATTAAGACTACTCAGCGCGAGGACGTAGACACTTGGCTGAATACCCAGTACATGGATGTCGCTCCATGCTACAACGTATACGCAGTGCAAATGCGCATTTTCCCATTTATATGGGTAACAATCAAAGAGTTTGACGATTATTGCGATTGGGTGGCTCACTCACGCGCTTTAAACTTAATTGACGAACTTAACAAAGATACATTATGATTGGAATGATAATTTTCTATCTTATTACTACCACATCAATCCTACTGATAGGGCTGATATTTGGTAAACAAAGACGCTTTCAAAAAGATAATTTAGACAAAGCTGTTCGCAATGCCTATGACGATGGCTACAAAAAAGGCTTCGCTGCTGGAGAGCAGCAAGGCTATAACGATGGCAAATTGTTTAGTGAGATTGCAGCCCACAACGAAAAAGTTCTACGAAAAAAAAGAATTATAAAATGAATATTAACTACAAAATCGCTGCATTCGTGGCGTGGGTTGTAATAACCCTCATCATCGTCAGCGCAACACTACGAGGCGTTAGCAAACCATGCACCGCCACAAACTTAATTAGCATAACCATCTTGTTGTTCTGGATACTTCTCTCCATCGCAACAAATTGTCTAACTTTTAAAAACAAAAAAAACAATGAAAAAGTTTAATTCAATGTGCACGTTCGCACTAATCTTCGCAGCACTCTTCCTAACATCTTGCAGCGAACGAATCGACGCAGGCTCCGAAGGCATCCTCGTCAATCTCTATGGATCCGAAAAAGGCGTCGACGATGTGAGCCTCGTCACAGGACGCGTTTGGTACAACCCATTCACCGAAGAAGTCTACGAATACCCCACATTCGTTCAAACTATCGACTACCCAGCATTCACCATCAACGCCAAAGATGGTTCAGAGTTCACGGTCGACCCAACCGTGTCACTAAAAATGGTCGATGGCAATGCGCCAAAAGTATTCAAAAAATACCGCAAAGAACTCAACGACATCATCAACGGAACACTCTTTAACTACGTAAAGGACGCATTCCGCATTCAGCTCAACAAATACACCACCGACCAAATCGTTAGCAACAGAGACCTGGTTGAACGTGCCATCGAAACACAACTAAGCAGTGCACTCGCCAACGAACACTTCCATCTCGAACAACTCACCTCTGGACTCAAATACCCCAAATCCATCGTAGAGGCTGTCAACCAAAAGAACAAAGCTATACAAGAAGCACAACGAGCACTCAACGAAGTTGCAGTAAAAAAGGCTGAAGCGGAAAAGATGCTCGTACAAGCACGCGCAGAAAAAGAAGCAAACGAACTCAAATCTGCAACACTCACCCCAGCTATTCTTAAAAAAATGTGGATAGAAAAGTGGGACGGAAAACTACCAGTCTACGGCAACGTACCACAACTCATGATTGCAAAGTAAAACACCTATAAGTGTCATGCCCCACACCACAATCGGGGCATGACACCTATTCACAAAGATGAATTGATTGCAGAAATAAAAGGAGAAATTTAAAACAGCATAACAATGAAAACTTACATCGGAACTAAACAGGTTAAGGCCGAACCTATGAACGAATTGGCCGCAGTAGAGAAAGGTTACGCTCGCAAGAACGAGGACAACCACGAATGGCGTGAAGGCTATCACGTGCAGTACACCAACCCCGACGGCACAACCTACGACTCTTGGTCGCCTAAGCAGGTGTTCGAGAGTTCCTACAACGTGTGTGATGAGGGACAAGTCGCAATGGTGTGTTTCCCCTTAACTCATGGAAGTATCAACAAGACTATTTCTCTGCTAACTCTTGGTGGAGCTGACGACAAAATGTTGGAGGATGTTGCAGCCAAAATAGAGAACTTGAAAAAGAAAGGGTTCACCATCATTTCTCCTGAGTTCTACAAGCAGGGCGATGAAGGGAGACAATTTGAAATGATGTTGCCTTTACTTGGATTAGGCATTAGCATGTAATTCATGCGCCATCCCAAACGCAGAGCTAATCTGCTTTACAAACTACGTAGGAGAGGCATACACTGCAACACCAAGGAGCGGTGCATATACCTCCCCTACACCCTATCTCCCGACGATTACCCACAAATCAAGCGACTCTGCAAAGAGTTTCACTTCTACGTTCAACTCATCATCGCATAACATGGTGGGTTGAACGTCATTATCCTAAACTTAAAACTACCATTAACCAACACCCCTATATCTTTGCAATATATATGATAAAACTATTGGAACTGACACGACGTCCCGACATTACATTCTGTCGCAATGGTCGCATATCCATTACGGCAAGGGTTGCCAGGATGTTATCTCTGCACCCCGGTGATAGCATTAACATAGCATTCCATCTTGGCGAATGCTATCTACTGTCCGTACGACATCCAAATGCAGTAGGACGACACATAGCACAATGCCACCGCACAAAAAAAGGCTCAAACAACTATTCCGCAAGTTCCGTACAACTCGCACGGCTCATGCTCGACAAATGCGGTATTACAAAAGACAAAGCTTCATTCGCTGTTGGACTGCCAGAAGATAACAACTACGGAGAAACGATTGTTCCAATAATTTACAAAGACCCATTGCTATGAACCAAGAAATTAAATACAGCGGTTTTTCTGTTGCACCATCCGACTATGAATGTGCCGATGGTGCACTTGCTGCGTCCATCAACCTCATACCTGAAGAGGGAGCTTTAAAACCTATTCTCAGCCCTTCTACTAAATTTACCCTTGATAAAGGACGTAAGGTTGTCTATATCCATAAGGGAAATGGTTATATTAACTACATCACAACCCACGAAGCAAATGGGTACACCATATTCTCGTACCACAAAAGCAGGGATGCGTTTCTTTCGTTGCTGCAAGACGAAACAATGGTAGACATAAATGCTATTGGCAATATGCTTATAGTCTCAACCAATAAACACCTTCATTATTGCTATTTCAAGAACAATCGATACATCAACCTCGGCACAGAACTGCCTAAGGTGGACATAAAGTTTGCGCTCTCGGCAAAACCTGTATCATACAATCATGTTACAAATGTTTCTTACAATGACTATAGCTCGGCTGAAGCATCATGGACCGACTACACAAATAAATCGTTCACATACTCAAACGAAAAAGACTTAAAAATATTTGACATTTCATTTTCGCAAGATCTAAAGTCTGGACACGAATACAAAATCAAGGTAGGTGGAAGTGGTTTTAATACCCTTACACTGTTTGCACAAAATAACACTACAAATGAATACGAAGCAATTTGTGTGGTACGCAGAAACCGTGAAACCATAATTAAATTTCCAGATACACATAAGTCTTCTTTCAGAATTAGGTTATATGATAGCAATTTAGAAACGCCAACAAAAGCAAGCGGAACAATCGAAATTCTTGAAGGTTTTGAGAAAAGCTTTACAGGTAAAGTTATAGAATATAACGATAGCAATTACACAGCAATAGCAGCAGTAATCAACAAGTTCGTAGCTGAACAAGCCACAAACAAAGACAAGTTTATCTACCCATTCTTCATCCGCTACGCATTACGCCTCAGCGATGGTTCTCACGCACGTATTTCCGAACCAATATTGATGATTCCGAACTCTGGCTATGCACCATTTATTTCGTTTAATTATGGAGATAATAAACTTTATCTATACGCATTCATTGCCGACTTACAGTGTTTATTCCTCAATAGTATAGAAGAGAAGTGGAAAGATATTGTCTCTGGTGTAGATGTGTTTGTGTCCGAACAAGTTTACCCATACAATCAAGGAGCTAATTTCGATGCTTCTAAAAACTTGTTCTCATACGCACTAATCAGAAAGGAAAACAATATTAACCAAGTCGAAGGAACAAGCTATGGTTATGTTGACTTGCCTGATGAGTATTACAACCATTATTACGGACGAGCAAAACAAGATCTATACGACGTAGCAAAAGACGTTTTCAACTTTGGCGATTTCAACGTGCGCGTAAATTGGCAAATTATCAAAATCGCACCTGTCGAAAACACAAGAGAAAAGTTAGAGAACGTAAGCCAATTCTACCTCGCACACTCTTTTGACTTCGACGAAATAAAAAAAGGCGTTGATGATACAGGCACTGAAAATTACACCACAATCAAGCTCAAAGAAGGCACGCTTTCTTCGTTGGTAGTACGACAGCCATTGTCCGACGACCAACTATCTAATTGTACATTCCTTAACGCACACCTCACAACTTACAATCAAAGACTTCATCTTTTCGACTACAACCTGCAACACGCAAAACCAACTGTTCCAAGCCGACAAAACGGACAAATCTACCGTTACGATAGCTACGGAGAACTATACAAATTGCAAGTCTTTATACGCACAGCGCAGGGAGAACGTATTGTTGAGTGTAATGCAGATGAAGGTGATTACAACTACTCAACCGACACAACCTGGTTCTTCTATCCACACAATGGAGCCTACAGAGCCGTGCTCTATTTTAAAGGAACAGACAATAAAACAAACATCGCTGGCCTCAACCTCAAACAGCACCCAATCTTAAATGGTGCCTACTGGATGGCAGACACCATAGACGGTTCAATGGTCATCACATCCGTGGTCAATAGCGACAACGCAGCATGCGCACAAGTTGACGACATTTCGCACTACCCCAACGCAGTGTTACAAAGCAATGTGGCAACACCATTCCTTTTCCCATCAAGTCTTATGACTTCATTGGGGGTACAAAAAATCAAAGCACTCTCTTCTGCTGCAAAGGCTCTCTCGCAAGGGCAGTTCGGACAATTCCCCCTCTACGCATTTACATCCGAGGGTGTGTGGGCTTTAGAGGTTTCCACAACAGGAACATACACAGCTAGACAACCCATCACGCGCGACGTATGTATAAATAACAATGCTGTCACACAACTCGACTCGGCTGTAATATTTCCAACAGATCGCGGAATAATGCTGCTTAGCGGTTCACAAGCGCAGTGCATTTCCGAAGCCATCAACTCTGAATATCCGTTCGATGTGCGCAAACTGCCAGCTTTTGAAAAGCTACACAACATGCTCAATCACAAGCCGAGCACTGACAAATGCTTGCCTACCCTACCCTTTAGCGAGTTCTTAAAGCAGTGTCAAATGCTCTACGACTACGTGCACCAACGCATCATTGTTTACGCACCAAACATTACATACGCTTACGTTCTTTCGCTGAAAACAAAACAATGGGGAATGATGTTCTCTAACATCACTTCGCACATTAACTCCTACCCCGAAGCATTGGCAATAGATGATAACAACAATGTACTAAACTTCTCTGTACAAAACGCTGAAGCTGTTAAGTGCCTATATGTTACTCGTCCGCTAAAGCTCGAAGCAGCAAATGTGCTGAAAACTATCGACACACTTATTCAGCGTGGAATGTTTAGCAAAGGGAATGTCTCTACAGTGCTCTATGGTTCACGCGACTTGCAGAACTGGTACCTTGTTTGGTCAAGCAAGGATCACTATTTAAAGGGGTTCCGTGGTTCTCCCTACAAATTCTTCCGAATTGCAGGTGTAGCCACACTCTCACCCGATGAAAATATCTTCGGTGCATCTGTAAGTTTTGCACCTCGACAAAACAACAAAATAAGATAAAGATATTAGGACCTTAAGGATTAATTGTTTTTAGGATTTAACTAAAGAGCCGGGATGCGTGATGCACCTCGGCTCTTGCTTATATATTATGAAAACCAATGTTGTTTAAGTCTCACACGTTCCATTCTTGACTGAATAGATGTGCGAATTGATGTTTCGGCTTCAGCAGCTTTTGCAAGCCACGTTTCCGCCTTTTGTGGATTGGTTATACTTAACCAATCTGCTACGCCCCTACACACAAGATATTCATGTATCAGTCGCTCCACAAGGGTTAGAGTGGTTTGCGACATTGTGCTCGGCACGTTCATTACTATCTTATACTGCTCTCGTTCCTTTAGTTCATCGTTAAATTCGGTTTTATGAATTTCTTTCTTTGCCCAAGGATAGAGCATTTCACGGCACATGGATATGCCTAAATCTAATACTCTCGTAACACGGTCCACATTGCCTTCTTCTCCCACGTCTGCTACCATGTGCTTGGCATGTTCGGTATCAGGTGTCATTACATGACTCTCCACATAGGCATTGTTCTTGATGTCATAGAGTAGTTGGGAGCGCATAAAATTTAGCGTTACCTTTTGTTGCGCTCCCTCGTTTACCATACAGCAACTCATAAGCGTTCCTCCTTACTCTGTTGGACGCTTCGGACGGCTACGCTTGCTCACAGCTTGCTGAATACTCTGCATGCTCTTCTGCGCAAGAGCTATGTACTGTTCAGCGTCTGCCTTGTTGGTCACCATGTACCACTCGGCAATGGCTGAGTTCTTCAAGTAGTCGTGAATAGCCTCGCCAACACCGGTGGTTGCTGCCTCGTTGAAGTTGCTCGGCATTTTGAGGCTTAGCGTTAGGTCTGTGCTGCCGTCATAGTGGCTGTTATCTGTGGTCGTTCCGTCCTCATCGAGGTAGTCCGACAATTCTGTCTTCACTTCGGCTAAGCCTTTCTTGATCGAGCGAAGAATTTTTTCGCGGTTCTCCTCATCTTCTGAGGCAAACATGCTGGCAACTTCCTTGTGATTCTCTGCATTCTGAATGGTACGACCGCGCAAAAAAGTCTCATTCATAATGTCGTAAAGCAACCAATTTATCTTGATTGTTGCCGTCACTTGTTTCTTTGAACCTAATGTATTTTCTTGTCCCATATTCTGTTGTTTGTTTTGTTTAATCCATTGGACGGGTGGGTTTCTTACGGCTGTACAGCAAACGTTCCGCACCATTCATCATTTCTCCTGCTTGGCTAAAATAGTCCTTTGCTTCGCCTTTATTGGAAAATTTAAACCATTGACCAATAATGGATGCAATAAAGAAATTGCGAATGGCTGACTGCACATTAGCCGTCAGTGACTTGTCGAACGATTTGCTAACCTCCAATGTTACTTCGTAGACAATTTTAGTAGATTTATCCACGTCAACACTTTTTGTCTCACCACTCACAACCATCTCTTTCAACCTCTCGTTAGTGGCAAGTACTGATTCTTCCCAAAATCTACTAAGGTCTGAGAGGTCGCTGTCTGTAGCAAGAATGCGATCGCGTGCGTTCTCGTCGCCATTTATCAATTTTGCACCTGTGTAATCTGTAGCCTTGGCTACTTCTTCATACACATCGTCCTTTGATACTTGTATGGTAATTGTTTCCATGTCAAAAAGAAAATAACGAATACGTTAATCCTATACCTATATAGGGCTGCATGCCGTGTGGACTATATCCATAACCTGCCATAACACCAATGTGCCATTTCTTGGGAGGTTGCTTTTCTCTGTATTCTACATATTCATGCTTGGGATATACATAGATACTATCAAGTTGTACGTCATATCCGCTCACCCATGCAGTATAGTCGTCACTCTTATACATTTTTTGAGTGATTGGAATTTCAACTTCTGCACTGTCCTCTATTATAGGTTTCTCCTGTAAATAGCTGTTCCCTGATTGAGTGTCTGCACGAATTTTTAATTCTGAATTTTCACCTATCTTAGCCAGTGTAACGGTCTTGTAAGTCAACACTACACTGTCTACAGGTACAGGATTTAGGTAAGGAATCGTATCTACGATTGTTACTCTTGTCGTGTCGCATTTATTAGAGGGGTGCTCTTTGTTATGCACCATGTTTCTTATCAAGAATACAATCAAACAAAATGCGATAAAAAAAGCTATTACCTTTGTGATGGTATATACTAATTGCTTCTTATTATCCATAATAGTCACGAATAAATTCAACAATAGCGTTCACGTGTACGGCTGTCACCTTCTCCTTGCCTTCCTCGCTCAACAGCAGGTCAACGTCTTCTTTGTTGTCTTGGAAAAGGTTCTCCGTCAATACAGCAGCGCAAAGCGTATCACGACAAATAGCAAGGTTCTGTTCAATATATTTGCAAAAAGGCACACAGCGGTTACCCTTTAACCCTTGCTGCAAAGCTTCGTTCCAAAGATACTGAGCAAACTCCTTACTCTTCCACGAAGCATTCTTTCCTACATGTGCCGAAAAGCCTCGCGCCTCATGCCACTTACCATCACCACCTGCTGCATTATTATGGATCGAGACAAGCAGCACATTCTTAGCACCCTCCTTTTTGCAAATGTCATTCACACGCTTGCAGCGCGTTGACAGAGCAACATCTTGCTCTTCCTCAACCACGCGCTCAGCCCTATAACCCTTGTTACGAAGTTCATTAACAACGCGCGTTGCAATCTCTCTCGCATACGCATATTCACGCAGTCGCTTGTCGGGGCTGCATTTTCCAGGCGTGTTAACACCATGCCCATTGTCAATTAGTACAATCATCGTTATCTTCTTTTAGTTTGTCAAGATTTACGTCAAAATGTCTCGCGGTCTTGTCAACCATAATTTGCTGCAACAACTTCCAAAAACGATGTTCAGCTTCTGGGCGACAACTACTCTCATTCTCCAGTATCGACCATGCTTGTTCAAAACATATAACACCTGTCAGTATGTACGAGAGCGATATCTGCACATGTATAAACACCCAATGCTCTGCCAAGTACGCCAAGAATATCAACCACAAACGCTTAGGGATAGTCTGTTTCACTACCTTCCCAAAGGCGAACGAAGTAAACTTAGCCTTCTTCCGGTCCGTCTTGTCTGGATAGGCTGCATGTACACGCTTATCGAGTTTAAAAGCTGTATAGGCATCATAGAGTATAAAAATAATTGCCACAGCTATCAGCGGAAACGTAGGTCTAAACTCTGCCACCAACCAACCTATCATGCCACCCACAATCATAGCAGCCAACTTCCATAGTTTAAATACTATTGCCATACACCCCATCTCATTAAGCGTCCAACAATAACTCCTGCCATCGTACAGCCGAAGTCTATCCAATCCCACTTGCCACCCCACAACTTGTTTTTAAGCTCCAATGCACCAGCAACTCCTGCTCCAGCATACAGCGCACAGTAGATATCATCAGCTCCAAAACCAATGAGAGCACCACCCACAACATACTTGCCGTGATTGCTTGATTTTAACCATGTAATAATCTTTTTCATTGCCATTATGATTTTATGTTCTTGGCAAATTTAGCGACTTAACCAGTAAGCGTCGTTTTAACTATTGTAGCAAAAAAAGAGGAGCAAGATTTCTCATATTCCTCTTATTGATGATGTTGTGATTTCGAAGTCGTCTAAACTTGAATTTAGAAAAACTCAAAAGTCAAATCAAATCTTCGTCAGAAAAGTTTAGACGACTTCTACGTTCCTATTGCTCAAAGTGATCTCCCAACAAAGGCAATGCTACTCCAGTAACTATTGAGCATATATACTAAATTATTTCCATCGGCTCTTAATCTGTTATTTAAGTTTTGCTTCTAATGCTGATACCTTTTTCTCGAGTGCTACTATACGCTCATTAAGCGTTTGTATGTCTTCACTCGCCTTGTTCAACGCAGTCACCTGAGTAGCCGTCATCACACCAGCCTTGGCGGTTGTAGCCTTAGAAATTGGAAAACTACGTGTACCACCAGTAGTAAAAATAGGAGTTATAATGTTCACTGCATCGGCTGTAGAATTTTCTTCGCGAAGTTTAAATTCATCAAGCCTACGATACACATCCCACTTTAACAGCCCCGTGCCCCCCGTCCATGCGTTGGGTAGTTGTACTTGGCTATAGTTGCTTTCACTGGTATCATTGTTAGCTCCCCAGTGCTTGATGCGGAGGAACTGGTTATAGTCGCCATGTTGGTATATCCATATCTTACTACTTAATGCCGTGTGCATTTCGTCACCACTTGCCGAATAGATGTAGTTCTCACTTGTGCCTTGAACGCCATCTTGGGCTGTGGCACCAATTGTTTTAAGTGTGATGCCTCTCCAATAATAAGTCTTGTTAGTAGTTACATCTATGTAGATTTTACAACTATGAGGAACACGACCATCTGCATCTGCAGAAAGTTCTCCAAATAAGTCTCCATCTATCCAGTTGTTGTAGTACGTAATCGTTGCAGGCAAGAATGGCGATGTAGAGGGCTGTTCATATTTCAACATAAAGACTTCTCTATCTTTGCTGTATACCACACTGCAATTCTCGTCTGATGAATACTTGTTTAATGAGACTGTTTGAGGAGTTATGCCGCTAACCATACCGCTAAATTCCAACACATTCTCTGGCAAATACTTGGATGGTACCTTACCTGTTTCGTCCAATGGCGCAAGTCCGTTGGAATGTCCTTTAGTGTTCTTGAATTCCGTGAAGTCTTCCTGAAAACCTTGCAGACTGTCGTTAAGCGCTTTGACGTCTTCGCTCGCCTTGTTCAGCGCAGTCACTTGAGCAGCTGTCATTACACCTGCCTTAGCAGTAGTTGCCTTAGAAATGGGAAAACTACGTGTTCCCCCCGTAGTGAATATAGGAGTTACAATGTTCACCGCATCGGCTGTAGAGTTTTCTTCACGGAGCGAAAAATCATCAAGCCTTCTGTACACATCCCTTCGCAAGACACCATTTCCACCTATCCAAGCATTAGCTACCATTACTTGGCTATAATTGCTCTCACTGGTGTCGTTGCTTGCCCCCCAATGCTTAAAGCGTAAGAACAAATTACCGTCACCGTGCGTGTACGTCCATATCTTGCTACTCAATGCTGTGTGCATATCGTCACCACTTGCCGAGTAAATGTAGTTCTTAGTTGTGCCATTCGCAGAAGTCTGCACCGATGGCATCTTACCCTCCAAAGTGCTAATACGCGAACCTTGCGAAGCTACCGCACCATTCAACTCATCATAGATGGTTTTCCACGCTTCCCAAGCACCATTTTTATGATATCTATAAGCAATAGTCACGCCCTTACCCGTGTTCGAATTTATAGCGTTATCACTCACCATCAAGCTACCCTCAACCCATACAGCCGAGATTTGCTCTTTGGCATAGAGCAACGTAAATGTCACAAAAAAGGGCACACCACCCAAATAGGCTACATACCGTCCGCTCTTCAAGCTGTTATAAGTAAGCCCATCCAAGTAGTTGTTGAATGCTTCGCTTGAATCAAAGCTACCCAACGTCCCCCCCAACCAAGGCTTAAGCGTTTCAATATAGGCGTCAAAATATTTCGTACTATCAACCGTAGGATTACCCCTCAGCAGCGGATTACCGTTGCTGTCAACCTGCGCCACCCACGTGCCACCATCGACCACATATAGCTGCCCAAGATGATCTGACGCCACACTGCCTTCTATGGTCACCAATGCCCACCATCCTTTATGGGGATTAGGGTAAGCCTCGCGTAGCTGTGCTGCCGTCTTGAACAGACCTTTGTTCGGGCCTTTGATGTTCTTGGCTTCCAGCCAACCTTCAATAGTTAGGTTGTGACCAACCTTAACCGAACCGCGTATGGTGGTCTTTCCGCCAATGTTCACATCACGCCCAACTGAAACATCTCCGTCTATCTGTTTTGTTGGTATTGAACTCATTATTCAAATATGCTTTTTGCCAAGGTGTTCATTGCGGTTGCTTGCTCGCTTGCACCATAGGCGGTTAATACTAATGCTGCCGTAGTATAGACCACGGATGTGTAACAACGCTCGCTGATGTCTATACCGTCTTCATCGTCTATGCTCGGATAGGGGATGTATGAGGCGCGTTTTACGTAGGCTTCTTCGCTATTGCAACTATAAAACTCTAAAGCCTTGCCTTCTGCACGATTCACAATAGCACACACTGGCTTCTGAACATTGCCACGAATTCCCTTGTATCTCGAAGATTGTAGGTCATACAATGGGTCGTCTGCTGATATGGCCATGTAACACGTGCGCTCCCAATCGCTCATGCGAAAGGCTACAAGACGCATAAAATCATCGGGCAATAATACCCAACCACTGCCCTTACTATCCCAATAAACAGCATCGCCAAACACGTGACCTTCTTCAAGGAAATGTACAGGAGCTGACGATTCTACACGCTGAACGGCTTCGACGATCTTTGAACGAATAACGTCATTCAACGATAAGGTGTCAATATCCTCATCGCTGATGAGCTGATCGCTTGTTTTGTTTTCATCAATGGCAATACGCACATCGCGCTCCACGACTTCGATTTTGTACACCATATCGTCGTTTTTTACTCAGTTACAAAAATGATTTTCACACCATTGGCTTCACCTGCTGCGATAATGTCGGCACGAGTTCTCATTGCACTGGATTTTACTCCATACGACTTAGAGAGAAAGTCTTTAGCTTCTTGATTTGAATTGAACTCCACCTCTGTAACTACGTTCTCTGTGGTTTCGTCCGCTGTAGGTTTTTCACTTGATTCGTCAACAGTAGTTTCTATAACGTCATCTGAAACATCCTGAACTAACGATTCACCACTATTTTTCAAGTCTGCGTTTTCAACGGACTCTTTCTTCGCATCTGCGTTTAAGTTGCGCTCAATATGAACTTCCTCGTCAAGTTCAATAACATTCAACTTCTTAATAAGACCTCGCTTAAAGTCTCTGCAATTTTCAATCGCATGCTGAGTAATAAAGTCCGTAGTAGTAAAATGGGCTGGGTTCTCTCCCATCGCAGTCATACTACCATCACTGAACAACACCTTAAGCGTAGCTCTACCAATCTTAATAATGGCTTGATACTCCATCATGCCGTTCACACCATAGGTAATTCTTTTCTTTTTCATTCTTCTTGTTGTAATAAAAAAGGCGGAAGGCATTACTACCTATCCGCCTTCAATGGTTGATATTAAGGGTTAATTCTTCACAGTAATTATGCTGCCGCCATTACGTCACCAGCATATTCAACCCATGCTTCATTCTTATACTGCCACATCTGACCATTAACAGCTTCTGCGTTAATGCCAGGACAGGCCTGAATAAGGTAATAAACATCACCTTCAACTGGAGCTGTAGGTGCTTCTGCACTATCCCACAAGTGAATTTGAACAGCACTCGTATTTTCGCTATCACCCTCACCGTTAATCCATACATGGCAAGAACCCTTTAAGGCAAGAGCATCCCACACAAGCATGGCTTCGCGTGTTGCTTCTTCACCCTCTACACGGTCTGTGGCTGTGTGTTCTGCTGAGTATTGGTAGTGTACCAAACGATCAGGAGCTACAATAAACGCTGAATTGCTCCACTTCAAACGGTCAAGCGTCGGGTCATGCTTAAACTCGATGTCACCAAACACGGTGTGGAAGTTGGTCACAACCCAACCAGCAGGGTTCGTCTTGGTCGTAATCTGAATTTCGGGATGCTTCGAATAGTCGATGCACTGAATATTCTCCAAGAAGTTCTTACCAGCAAGAGCAATAACATTCTTAGGAACATCTTCACCCGTATAAATCATCTTAGCCAAGGCGATAATCTCCTCAATAGTCCACTTGCCAGTGTGCTGCAATTCCTTCTTCACTTGGTAACGCACACCTTCTGTACAGTACACCGTCTGCACGCCAACCTTATCAGTCTGAACTCTAAACTTACCCTTGCGACCAGCATAAAGTGTACGGTTGCCACGTACCTTGAAATTCGTAATGGCTGCCTCTGCAATAAGTGCCTTGCCAAAAGGAATCTTCTTTTTCTGATGCTCAAAGTAGTCTGACACAATCTGGTTCATACCGCGTTTCTGAAGGTATACAAGTGTGCCTTGCGGAACAATCAAATCGGGGTCAACCTCCTTCTGCGTTTCGTAGAGCGCATTCGAGAGGATGATGAAAGTCGTACCTGCAGGAATGTCAGGAGTAGTGCAATACTCATCACTCGTCTGAGCTTTCGGACCATTCACTGCACGACAAATGGGGTTACCTGTTGAGGGGTCGTGACCTGTAACGAACAACATCATGTCCTTACCGGGCGTTTTGGTCTTACCATCATCAGCATAACCATCAACACCCTTGGCAAGCAAAGTACCATAAGGGCGAGGAATTTCAGCATCATTGGCAAGCAAAGGCAAAATAAACTGCTTCGCACTACCAGCTGTAACCTTAGTCGTACCGGTCACACTCGAGCGAGGTTCATCAATCATGTAGTGTTCCACTTCGGGTGAACCTACTTTCACCTTCTTAGCCTTCAACATGAGCTGCATAAGAGGGGTATCGTCACTCTTGAACTTGTAAAGTTCTTGGTCGAGGTCTGTCTGAACTAGATTTCCAGGACCAACACCGCCTGTCGCGTCCGATACAGAACTAACAGTTGTTGCGGTACCAGGAACTTGGCTTGCTACACCTGCTGAACCTGGATTAGGGGTAGGATTAGTTCCACCCACTGCTACGGTTTCTCCGTCCATATATTAAAAGTTTAATTTGTGAATAATATTATTTACTATCAGTCTTAACAAGATTACCTGAAGAAATTCCACCCGTAGCACAAGCCAAATTACTTACCGATGCCATAGCACCACACAGTTGAGTGTTCAACCCAGCACTACCCTTTCTCGGTTTCAAATGCTTCCCTTCGGGAGGAAATTTTACAACTTCTCCTTTCATGCGATTTACATAGCTTCGTTAGCCAAGTCAAACATGTTTTGCGATCTATGTGCCATGGAAGCAGCTCCGTTTTTACCACTAAGAGGTGCCGTGCCGTCTCCCTTAGCACGTTTGCGCAAACCTTCTACAATCTTGTCGTTACGTCCAGCTACACGGCCTTCTTCACTTGCTGAGGCTACATCACTGTCATGGTTGATGGCATTCACGAACATTGCAAGGGTCTCTTTCGAGAACTTGCCCATAACACCGTCACGAACCACGGTCAAAACGGCATCCACTACAGCGTCAATTTGTTCGTCGCTCATGCCACGCTCTTCTTGGAACTGACGAAGGGTTTCAAGACTTGCGTCCATGTTCTTCTCATATTCCTCGTCAAGCTTTCTTGACTTGGCTACGCGTTCCACATACTCCTTGTTCGCTTCGGCTATCTGCTCCTGCATTTTAGGGTCATGAAGAACATCCTCGATATTAACCCCAAAATTCTTCACAAGACCAACATAAGGATCCTGCCCATTATGCATATCAGCTAAAAATTGGGCACTTCTCGGGTCAGCAGAAAACATGTCGGACATAGCTTTTTCTCTATCCTTGTAGCCGTTAAGGTCTTGCTCGTATTGGTCGTAATCGTCGTAAATCTGACCGTAGATTTCTTCGTCGTCTTCAAATTTCTTGTCTGGATACTTCTTACGCATACGCTCCAACTGTTGGTCGCGTCTGCTCTTAACTCCGTTATTATCAGCCATTATTACAAAATGCTTTAGGTTATTTCATATTCTGTGGCAAAAATAATGAATGAGTACTCACTTTCCCTTTTAACTTTTGTGACCTCGTATGGCTAACTTTGTATAGTTCACTCCCCTAATAAAATCTACTCCTAAACCTACATATCTTATGAAATATTTCGGAAGCATACTTGAGTTTACACGCGAGCGAAATGAAGACCTTATGAGGGTCTATCGTGAAAAACTATCAGAGGCAAGTATTATCGTCATGCCTGTAATTTTTGAATTGGTGGCACAATCACCGTCCTCGCGTTTTTGGGTAAGCGAGGAGAGAGCTGCTATTGTTATTTCGGCAATGGCTGCAGGGAGACCTATGCCACGAATGAGAAAGAATAAGCGAGAAATGTTTGAGGAAATTTTCAGAAGGTTTGTTGTGATGCACGAACAACAACCAGATAAGTCGGTATATGAGTTGGTGGCACTTATCGTAAACCAACCTGCACCGAAATTTTACCTCACCGCACGCACGGTCGGAGAGTTTATTTACCGAATAAAAAATGGATGGTATGAGAATCAATACAACAGATACAGAAATTGCACAGCTGCTCAATGAGAACGATCGAAGGAATAGCGTAATGTTTGCGCACTTCGACCCTATTACAGGAGAGGGGTCTATCGGAGAGCGTGTGCGTGTGTGTATCTCCGATTTTGCCATACCCGTCCAATGGCTCCCTGTAGAGATGATGGATATACCAATGGTCGAAAAACTCGTTAAGGCTGGCTCTATTGATAAATTTCTGACATCTGTACTTGGTGTAACATCTAACGAAATAGATTATGTCAAGGTGTCGCGTAAACTCATACGATTACGCTTCAAACACGATTTCCCATTCTGGGCTGCAACGCTCGTATATATCCACAACAAGAAGGCTGGTAAAGACGTGCTGTTCCGACTTTACTATCCGCAGCGCATTTTGGTATCGCGCTTTGAAGCGAAGAGAAAAGCACGGCAACCAATTCGACTTATTTTGTTGAAAGCACGTCAGTGGGGTGGTTCAACAACCACACAACTCTATATGGCATGGCTTCAATTCAACCATCGAAAGGGACTTAATTCGCTTATCATTGCACACCAGGGTACGGCTTCTGACGAAATTAAGGATATGTTCGACCTTATGATTAGCAAATATCCAGTTGAGTTCCTTCATAAGTTAGGAGAAACCTATTCCGAAAACGAGCCCAAACTTGTAGGCGTAGGTAAGTCTGGTTCTACGCATCGTGTTCCACAACGTAATTGTAAAATTAAGGTAGGTACTGCTGAGCGTCCTGACGGATGTCGTGGTGGTGCTTATTCTCTTGTTCACTTGTCAGAGGTGGGTTTGTGGAAAAAAACGGATGGAAAGTCGCCACAAGATATTGTTCGTTCTGCATGCTCTGGTATGCTGCTCGAACCTTTTACGATGATCGTGATGGAAAGCACAGCTAATGGTACAGGTAATTTCTTTCACACCGAATACACGGATGCTGCAGATCCGTCTATTAAGTCTCAGTACGAAGCGTTATTTATTGCATGGTTCCAAATTGAGCAATACTCTAAACCTTTCACATCTACGGACGAGAAAAAAGAGTTTGCCCAAAAACTATACGCGAACAGAGAAAACGCATACGTTCCGTCAAACCGTGAAGAAAGTGGACAATATTTGTGGTCTTTGTGGGAAAAAGGGGCTACATTAGAGGCTATTAACTGGTATGTGGAAGAAAGAGCAGGTAGAGCGGATTTTGGTGTAATGGCTTCGGAGTACCCTTCTGACGATGTAGAGGCTTTCGTCCATTCTGGTTCAATGGTTTTCGACAAATACTTAGTAAAGAAGTTTGAAAAGTTCTGCATCCCACCTCGATATATTGGCGATGTGTATGCCGATGGAGACGAAGGCAAAGACGCGCTCTCTAATCTCAGATTTCGTGATGACAAACAAGGATTGTTATCTATATGGGCAATGCCCGAAAAATTTGATGATTACGAAGTTAAGAATCGTTATCTTACAGTGGTAGATGTGGGTGGACGTTCTAATAAGGCTGACTGGTCTGTGATCGTGGTATTCGACCGCATTAGTATGATTGATGGTAGCGAACCTCCATCTGTGGTTGCACAATGGTACGGACACTGCGACATTGACCGCCTCGCTTGGCGTGCTGCACAGATAGCAGCGTTCTACAACAACTCTCTTCTTGTCATTGAATCAAACACCTTAGAAACTCACGACAAGGAACGTCAGGTGGAAGGTGGAGACCAATCGCAATATATTCTCAATCAGATTTCGGATATTTATCCCAACCTCTACGCGCGTAAACAGTCCGCTGATGAGATACGAGAAGGTGCGCCACGTAAATACGGGTTCCACACCAACATATCAACAAAGCCGATGATTATATCTACGCTTATTAAAGTGGTTCGCGAACGTCTGTATATCGAGCGTGACAAACGTTGCCTTGATGAATACAATACCTATGAGCGCAAACAGAATGGTGCGTATGGAGCTATAACAGGTAAACACGACGACTTGCTTATGACGCGTGCTATCGGTCTTCATATCTGTTATTATGAAATGGAAATGCCATCATGGGTGCCAATCGTTGCATGTACATTTACAAAGAATCATACACCTGTTTCTGAAGCTTCAATTTAACTCCCCTACCCTACAAATGCAAAACCCCCACTGACAATACGCCAGTGGGGATTTTGTTTACGCAGATTGTAACATCTGTTGCGCTTGGTTTGCAGCATTAATATTAGCACTCTGTTGCGCTTGTTGAGCGAGTTGAGGAGAAATACCATCTGGAACATTACCTTGTTCCAACTGCTCTCGTTGTGACTTGATACTTTGAAGCAAATCATCTGCAAATGGGAAATCTCCATGCTCCAATAATTGCTCGACGCTAATAGCATTCCTATCAAACAACTGCATAAGTATATCATTCGTTATAGCACGATAAGAAGGTGTAGAGGTACTTTCGACAATAGACAAGTCAAACTCTACATCACGTATCTTCTTCGGGTCATACTCTATAATGGTGGAGTTTTTACCTGCTATATTGAATACACGTGGGGTATCATAGAATTGCTGAATATTCTTCACGTCCTTTAACGCGCCTTCCCTTACGAATGAAGAGAACGTATCGAGCAAGTCAAGCAGAGATGTTGAGGCGTTCTGCGCCTGTTGGTTGTAGAGACTTGCTGACATACCTGAATAACCGGGCTTTCCTTGCAATGCACCATTTACACCCGATATATCTTCAAAGAATTTTAGCTGCATATTCAGCAACTCTGAAATACCTATCTGAGTGCAGTTGTTGGCAATTTGCTGTGGTAGTGGTGTTCCAGCCTTGGGCGTCTTAATCATGATGATGCCATTGAAGCGTGCCCATTCATCGGCAATATCATCCATTGACATTCCATCGGGACGACAGTCTTCAGGGAACAACAGCACACCTTTTGCCGAAGCTCGCATAATCCAGTCGTACATCGTAATCAAACGGTTTGTGTATCGCTGCTGGTCTATTACATTGCTGACAAAGCTATGTATCTCACCATCGATGAACGGATATGCTTTGAACACATACGGATGGCTCTTGTGCTCGTATGGGGTTTCGCCTTCTTCCAGGATGTCACCAAACGGAGTGAGCATATAATAGTACCAATATGAATCAATACACCATTCATAGCGAATAAGAGGTATATCTTGCTCGTCCATACCAAGTTCACGAGCTTCTTGCAAACGCTTGTTGTTCTCGTTAACTACAAGTTCCTGAAAATCCTCAATCTCCACTTTGAACATATCACCATTATTTACATCATGGCAACGTACACGTGGTTTACTTTCCTTCCTCCATACTTCAATAACACGACAACGAGTTGTGTCACGTGGCACGAAAAAATCGTAATTACCTTGTAACGGATAACCAAAATTGTCAAACGTAGCAGTTAGATACGATTTATCTCTTGCAAACTTGTATATCTCTGCCAAACGGTTATAATCTTTCCCATCCTTGGCAAATCTTCCGCACAGTTCCTCAAACGATATATCATGAATCTCACCCACACAACTACAATCCCAACCTCTAAAGTCTTTCATGTTGTTATCAATGAAGAAATTATTAGGTTGTACATAGTCAGTCCAACAATCAAGTTTATTTTCACGCCAACCATACCACTTACGCTGCACAACAAATCCCGATATAAGGAACTCCTCCATACATCGCGCGTTTATCTCTGTCATGCGATTTAGTTGCATGTTGCATTGAAGCACGGTACTCATTGTCTCGCCATAACGCTGTTCGTCACGATCTCGTGCCGTACAGGTCGGTTCTTTGGATTGACTGCGGTAGATACCAAGAACGGATTGAATCAAACGTCTAATAAGGTTGTTCTTTAATGGAACATTTCCTTGCTCTCTAATGAGTTGTTCTTCGCGCATCATCTTACCATTCACGCAAACAATATCATCCCACTGCCGTCCGTAGGCATAGTTCTTATTTCGTTCGCGGTCTCTGCGAAAAGTGTCCATAGCAAGCCAAAACTGCTGCGCCTGCCATAACACCTCAAATGCTCGGTTTTCGCCAAGCATGCTTTTGGATGCCTTTACGCTGTCCAAACCTTCATGAGGCATGACAGCACTCATTTTATGTAATTTTCTTCTTGCCATTTTTTTAAAATTGGGATGGTGCAAAGGTTCCCTACCTTCGCGAATGCAAAGGTAATTCCTTGCACCATCCTTTGTTGTTTAACTATTGTTGCTTACCATTTCGAATATTGTTAACAGCGTCAACAAGTTCTTTCTTCTTCTCGTTGAGTTCGGCTTCAAGCTCTTTGCGCTCCTCATCAGAGGTTGCGGCTTTCAACTCCTCGTTAATATCGTCAATGTCTCCCGAATAATCTTCGTACGTTTCCAATATGCGATACTCGGGCGAGTTGTTCAACCACGCTATCTTTTCCGCATAATCAAACACTCCGTCTGCTGTGTCGTTCTCATAATGGTTCAACCTCGTACGCAATTTCTCGCTTTCTTCCTTTATTCTGAAATACTCATTATTAACGGCTCTGTATTCTGTACGTTCGTCACCGTTTTTCACAAGTCTGTTCAGCAAGAGGAAACTGCGAGGATCATACTCTCGGTTGCCAATAATAGTTTCACCCATCTTCGTAAGTTTGTCAATAGTTGATGATACTCCACCGAAAACACCATTCAACATGTATTCCACTTGTGCAGGATTTATGTCAATCATGCCACTCGTATAAGCATCACCACCTGTTGCCTCATTCAATACCTTAGATAAGCCTACCAAGTACTTATTAGCACTCTTGTATGCCTTTGTCCATTCTGGCATATCCTTATTAAAAGGTGTGTCCTTGTAGATCGGCATACCTGTCCAACTTTCATTGCCAATCACTTCGGCAACAGGTTTTATCGCACTCGGAACGAAAGCCTTAAAACTACCACCTCCCTCCATAAAGTCGATCGGGAACATTTGACTTACTTGACTTGCCATTTGGTGCGCAAGTTCACCAGCAGTGTAGTGTTCATTTCCAATCATCGCGCTAACCATAAGTTCACCCATGCCATACATGGCGCGGTACTCAACAGGTAGTGGCATGCTTATCCATGACTGATCCATACCAGGAAGACGGAATACGATGTTACTTCTACGCACATATTCGGGCAGATTGTAATAAGCATTCTTGTCGTCATCATCATCACCACCATCACAACTGCCGATAATCGCCATCAATGCACCAAAAAGAAACATTGCTGCTGCTCCTGCAATGGCTTTCTGCGGATGTCGTTTAAATTGCCGTCCAAAATTCGTAGTACCTTGAATTGCAGCATTCCAGAATACATAGAAACTACGGCCAAGCCCTGAAGTGAATGCAGCTACATTGCCTATCCTAGTTTGACTATTCGCACCCATGAATTTGGCACCACTACCCTTCTTGTTGAAATTCACACTGATCTCCTTAGCGTCATACACGCTACGGTCAATAGTACGTCTCAACTGCCGTGAAGTCATAAAGGCAGCAAAGCGTGCGCAGTTCTCTACTGCTCTATTGTATTCGTCAAGTCTTTCTCCCAACAAAGTCCAAGCCTTTCTAATTGGAATCTTACCATTATACTTCTTCAACTCACGCTTGATGTCATTCTTGCGCTGTTCGATGTCACGTATGTTGGCATAGCCAGTCTCACCACCATTCATCATGAATAGGTGGAACATCTTCTCCGTTTCATCGTTCATATCAAGAGTACCATTGCGCATCTTGGCAAGAAGTATCTTCATCTTGGCTGGGTTTACCTTTGCAAAGTTCTTATGGAAACGCCAAGCATAATTCGGGCTTTCCTTTACCCATACCATTGTATTAGCATAAATCATGTCTCGAATAAAGTTCGACACAACGAAGTCTGGGTTGCGTGTGGTGTAAAATGCCGACAACTGACGATTTACGGTCTCACCTAATCGCATGATTGCACCTATTGCACCTGACACGTCATTGTCTGGGTTGGTCTGTCCGTTCAACGCCTGTGCAGCCCTCGGATTACCATTGATTGTAATCAAATAGTCCTTACCATTTCTCTTCACCAACACTTGGTGCTGCTTTAGATCTCTACTTTCCACAACTCTGTATGGAATTTCAGGATGATCCTTCTGCTTCTTAAAATGGTCGGGGTCAACTTTTGCAGCATTTTCCATCGCTTCTTCAAAATCACGCATCTTACGCTCTACTTCAGCAGGACTGTCATCTTCTTCAATAGCCTCTGTACCAACAAATCCACCCGTGTTAATGGGTTGCCACTCATCTAACACATCATCATGATACAACCACAAATCACTCACACTAACCAAATCACTCGGATGGTTCAAAGCAAAGTTCAAAAACTTCTGCTTCACAAGCACATTGCGGTTACCCTGCATAATCGCACTTTCAGCCATAGCCTCCATATTAGCAAATGGGTCGTCAGCTTTACTTTTACGACCCTTAGCTGTTTTGATAGGAGCATTAAATGCACTATGCTTATCAGCCAAGTAAGCATACACCTCGTCACTTGTTTGGTCGTCAAAGCCACGCAAAGGGATATAAGTCTCATACATTCCGCTGATGTCGTCGTATGTTGCTTTGTTAATGAGTCCACTTTCGTATGTCTTCTGCAATGTAGCCTTTGTTACAGCCTTAACATTGTTCCACAAAACAGGAACCCAATGGTTACTTTCGTAGTCAGATACCATTTGTTGCGCCTCTGCTTCCGCATCAAGCACATTGTTCATTCCTGTCAAAGCGGTAAGACCAGCAAAGTCACGTTCGCGGTTCTTCAAGTAAAGCTCATCTTCACGATCTTGCATTCGCTGCGTCACATCATCAAGAGCATCAATCGCATCTTGGTCTAACGGATCATTGTCTACAGCCTGCTGAGCAGCAAGCAACTCTGCAGAGAACTCCGAACGAGCATCCTTCTCAGCAGCCCTCCGCGCCATAACCTGATTACGTTCCAACCCATGCTTAGCCATCATGTAATCAGTCAACTCTGCACGTTCGTCAGCAGTCTTAGCAAGTTTAGCTACTTCCTCGAGCAAAGGCTTAAACAAAGTTTGCGCAAAGGCAGAACACTCAGCCTGATTAACAGAAGATAGGCGATTCTCGCCAAGGTAAGCATTCTCATATCCTGCCACGTCTTCTATATAAACATCTTCATCCTCAGCCTTCAGTATCGCGTCCATAGCTTCCTTCAGTCCAAGCATACTATCTTGCACAGCTTCTTGCGTTTGGAACATACCACGTCTTACACGCTGCTCATAAATGTCACGCGCCATTGCCTTGTCATACTCCTCACTGTCACCGTCGCGGAACATAATGCCATCATCTGTAACATTATTGTCTGAAAATTCGTTAATCTCAGACTTTGTTGCTAACTTTGCATCCGAAGATGTACCGGGAGCGACAGCCGTGCTCCCATAAGTGCCATCAACGGGAGCCTTGGTGGTGGCAGGTGCATCTTTATTATAAGCCGTCAGAACCCAGTTCTTGTCGGCTATTTTTATGCCCTTTTCTCTTACGTTACGACGTATCGTAACAAGGTAACCATCCTTCACCAATACAAGTTTGTCGGCATTAGAATGTCGTTCGTCAACCTCTCCTTTGTTTATGATGTCTTCTATGCGAGATACCAAATCCTTGACAGTAGGAAAGTCCTTGTCGTTGATATGCTTGTTCAGAATATGGCAGAATCCGCCACCTTCATCACCCCAAACCATATCAATATCTCCTACATCATTTCTATGGAAAACACCAAGCAAATCTCCGCTTTCGTGATTGAGCAAGAATTTCACGGCTTGAAGAACTTTGCCCTTGAACTGGTTGTACACGCTTCCGAATGTGCTGTGTCCTATTGGCTTTGGCTCACCGGTCTTATTCTTACCATCACTGAACATAATGCCCTCATCTGAAACATTTTCGTCAGAAACTTCGTTAATATCAAACAAAGGCGGTATCTTTGCATCCGAAGAAAGGGATTCACCAGAGTACGTTACGGACGTAGGGAGTAGGGATTGTCTAATTTCCATAACTCGCTGGTCGATACCTTTCTTTTTTGATTTAAAGAAACTCTTTGCAGTAAGGTTTCCTTTTTTTGTACTGCACACTTCCGTCAGATTATACAATCCGTTACCTGCATCTCTCAAGAAGAAGAACAACTTTCGTCCATCATTCTTATCAATGCCATAGAGTATGCCGTCAGGCTGGTTCAGCACGTCCACCATATTCTGAATATCCTCATCAGTCAAAGGAATATTATTACCCTTATCCTTTTCATTCTGACCATAGTGATCAGCACGGATGTGATTCAAATCCGAAGGATTGAGAACAAAGTCTACATATTCCTTGAAATGCAATCCTGACAATTGCTCCAAGTATACCTTGCCATCTGCGCTAAGCCGACCGATGCTTGCAGGTTTCCCGACAAACTCTCCTGTCCTGGCTTTTTCAAACAATTCTTCAACCTTCTGTTTCATATCCTCGATATACCTAGAACCTCCAGAACGTCTATTCTCACTGAACATCACATCTCCAAACCCTGTTTTCCTGCGCATAACCTCAGTATCAGCTGCATCGAACACAGTAGGCTTACCACCATTCTTCTTACGCTTGTAAGCTTCATGCAGCACAAATGCCCAGTCCTTATCCCCCCACTTTCTTCTGCCGGGGATTTTCAATCCATCCAACAATTTTTGTAGAGCCTTTTGGAGCATGGCTTTCAACTTACCCCAGAAGGTAAGTTCCTCAGCACTCATCTGCTCAAAGCCTTTTTCACCAATACGTCCTGCAAGGTCGGCACCATATTCCTCGGTGGCATCACGCTTGAACTGTTCGCGTTTCTTGCTCGCCTCGGCATGTGCCTCAGCCATGTCAGCATAGTATGAAGCGTTTGTATCCTCGCCCTTTGCCTCATGCTCTTTGCGCTTCTTCTCACGTATGCGGTCCACCTCGGCATCGTACATTTTCTGCGCCATGCGGTCAATGGTCTGCTGAATACCTTCATTCGATACACGATAAAGTTCATCAAGAGCATTGTTCAGCTTCGCCTCATCAGGGAACAGTACGCGCAAACCATCGTGACCCACAACCTCATGCACAAACGTATTCTCAATGTCTGCCATGTTAGCATTGTTGGGAACAACAATAGTCACCTCGCCTGTCAAAGGATTAAAGCTACCCTTCATTCTGCGCTGACGCGCACTCGGCAAAGCAGCCACTTCTTCCTCAGTACGTATGATGCGTACAGGAGTGTGAAGACGTTCTGACAACTCAGTTACTCGATCCACCATCGCGTTAGAATCATTCTCCATTACATTAGGTGTATCATCTTCAAGCATACGATGTTTACTGTTACCATCGTCGGCTTCGTCCTCATCGTCTGCAACGACATCAGTAGCTGCCTCAACACTTGCGTCCATTTCGGCATACTTCTTCTCCTTTTCTGCCATTTCTACCTTCATGGCCTCGGAATATTCCTCAAACTGACGCTTGGCTTCTTCAAGTTCCTTCTCAAACTCAAATGGTTTACCTTCACGCTGCTTTACTTGTTCCAACTCTGATTTATCGTGCTGTATCATACGTGTGGCAACGTCGACACGCTCAGCAAAATCCTTGCCTGTGATTACATTCTCGGTAATATCCTCAATGGCGTTGCGCAATAGCGACTGCTTTACAGGTACATCATTCAGTCCAAGTTCAGGGCATGAATAGCTCATTTTACGGTGTATCTCGGCAAACAACGACCCACCATTATTCACCGTCTCTCGTGACATTTCTGTTTTGACAACGAAGTCATAACCTCCCAATGATAAGGTGAGTGTTTGTGTCTGAGTTTTAGTGACAGGTGTCTTTTTCATTTCCTTTACCACATCAAGAATCTTTTTGTTGTGTTCCTTGATGAAGTCTGCCATGCCATCAACCGAAGCAAATTTTAGCTTGCCTACAGTTATCTCAGTGAACTTACCACCGGGGAATGCCTTTTGCACTGCATGCAGGTGTGCGTTAGCTTCCTCTGCTCGTTGCTCTGCTGCCTCTATCTGTCCCTCGATCCTTGGTTTGGCATAGTGGATATAAACTTGGTCGGCTTCCCACTGCTTCCTACGGCTCTCATACTTGCGCACATTCTTCTCCGCATTGTTCTTCAGTAGAGCGTACTCACTACCTGAGAGTTGAGCAACAGTGTCGCCAAACACATCTTCTTCCTCTTCAAGCACACGGTTGTTCATGCTGTCTTGCATCAGTCGGTCACCCTCCATAACACTATCAGCAATCGCACCTTTTGTTTTCAAACGCTGATATGCAGTTACGTCAAGACTATCTTCCACACCGAAACGAAGTACACGAACAGGCTTGTTCCATTGCTTGTGCAGGTTGCCCTGTCGCAAGATGCGTCCGTTACGCTGCGTGTAATCCATTGGGCGATTTGGCGCGTCAAGATGGATAAGGGTGTGCAGACGTTCTTGTATGTTCACACCAGTTCCAAGGGTAGCAGTACTGCCGAGTATAACACGCACCTCGCCTCGGTTTACCTTGTCGAAAATGTCAAGCTTCTGTTTTATTTTCATGCCTGACTTCATCACAACGATTTCGCTTTCAGGAACACCTTGCGAAACTAGTTTTTTCTTGATATCCTCATACAAGTTGAAACCGCTATGCTTGTTCTCGTAACTGTCAGCAAAGATGGCTACCGTACCCTTGTAGTCGTTCGTTTCTTTCAGCGAACGCAAAGTTTGGCGCACAGCTTCGTTGGTCTTGCTTCTTGGATCATCCTCAGCATCTACTTGTACCAATCGTGCATCAACAGCTGCTCTCTGAGCAATGCCATACATGGTGAGAGGTATACTGCTGTTTTCCTTCTTCTCCTTGCCACTCATCTGCTCGAAATCGTCCAACTGCTTGCGTACATATTTCATTACGCTGCGCAATGCGCGTGTCTGTGGTAGATAAATGTCCTGCGCCTTGCCACCCTCCATTTCTGGTATTTTCTCAACAAGCTCCGTCTGGTCTTTGGTTAATGCCGTATCCGATACGCTCGACCATATACGAACCAACTCAGGCAAATTCACATATCCTGCAAATCGGTTCACTTCCTTGAACTTGCCATTTGTTTTGAACTCGGGCATCTGCTGTATATTACCGAAGTTGCGCACAAAGTCGTCAAAGTAGTAAATACCGTATTCCTTCATGGTGTCCTTTGGCATGAGGTAACGCATGAAAGTCCAAATCTCTGCTGCTGTATTACTGATAGGCGTACCTGTGGCGAAGATAACGTTGCGTCCATTGTTCTTCTCCAATATGGCTTGCGTCTTCAAATACACGCCTTGCGACTTCTTACTGTATGAAGGGTCAACGCCTTTCACACCGCGCTGCATGGCTGTAGCAAAACCAAGGTGTTTGTATTCGTGCGCTTCGTCAATGAGTAGGGCATCAATGCCCATATCGTCAAAGTTCTCCACATCATCCGTGCTACGCTCGAGCATTTCCTGCGCCTTAACAGCTGCGTTCTGCTTGGCAACAGCTTTCTTCTTTTCGTTATTAGCTGTGCGCTTCTTCGAAATTTCTTCTGACAGTTCAGCCATTTCTACTTGCAGATCTGCCAATTCTTTTTCTGCACGCCTTGTTATAGGGTCTTTACCGTTGGTGTCAGCCTCACGCATCTGCTCAAGTACACGCATCTTCTCGTCTATCTTATCCTGCACAAACTGCATCTGACGCTCGTCACTATCGGGAATTTTATCCAATGTACTCTGAGGAATAATTACCATATCCCAATCATTGTACTTTATTTTGGCGTAGAAATTTTTGCGTCCCTCTGCGTCACGATCGTTATCATCCAACACAAGCACCTTGGCATTTGGATAGAGTTCCTTGGCTGAGGCTGCAAATTGTCCTACGGTAGCATTCTGTACCACAATCATAGGTTTGCGTGCCGTGCCGAGTCTGCGCATCTCCATTGCGGTGGAGATAAGGGTGAATGTCTTACCAGTACCAACCTCATGGGCAAGCATTAACGGCTGCATCGTACCTCGGACAATGGCTTTACCTTGGTGTGGGCGCATCTTGAACTTGTGTGTTGCGCCACCGAAGTATTCAGGTACAAAGTCTTCAGGTATGCTCATAGGAACATAGTTGTTGAAGCGGTCGTTATACTCTTGCTCTATGCGTGCTGACAAGTCCGCGTTACGCTGCATCTTTCCTCGCGCCCAATCCTTGAAGTCCTGACGTATCTCATCTATCTTGGCTGCACATGCTGCCATAGCCTCGCGGTCGGTGATGGTTTCCGTTGTACCATCATAATGCTTTTCCGTACGCGAAATAGTAATACTTTTGTTCTGAATAGCAGCTTCAATGAGTTCATGACCCATTATTGTTTTCTTAAGCATTTCACTCACAATACCCATTGCGCGGTTCTTTTCAACGTTCACACCATAGGTCGGGGCTTTCATGAACCATGTACCACCAGCTGCTGTGAAATGCACGTCTATGTCGGTACGCTCTTTCACATACTCGTCATATAGTTTTGGGTCAAGCCATGACGAACCGAGTGTAAAGTCTATCAAGTGTGCAGGAATATTCATAGGAACTACATCCTGCAATGCCTTGATATTCTTGCTGTATTCGCCATTCTCATTGTTGGCCTCTGCTTGTTTCAGCTTTTCTCTTACGTTTCCACTCAGATATTGGTATGATACTTCCATCTGTCGTGTTGTCGGGTCTTCAAAACCGAGTCCGCTATCAATGATTTCGCGTTTTACTTCCGCCTCACTCTTTCCGAGTTGGTTTGCAATGTAAGGAACATCTATGCGTCCGTTCTTGAACATACTTACAACAACACCGTCCTTAACATTCTCTGGGTGCGGTTCGATTTCTTTTTCCACAACACGGCCTTTCATCACATCGGCCTTATCGTAGGTCTTGACAACGCCTCCCTTGCCGTCTCCTTGCTCCTTATAAGTCTCTAACGAGAATACATTTGGATAGTCCACATCATTACGCAACCACGCTAATTGGTTGTTTTTTGTGAAGTGACCGTATGTGCTCACAAAACTGTCGTATGCCTTGTTGAGTTTGGCAATCAATGGCTTTAGTCCTTCATTATCCTCATTCTCTGTCTGATACTTCATTACATCAGCCAAAGCTGTCTTGATGGCAGCATAAGCAGTAAAACACTCTTGCTTAGTATGTCCCTTTATCTTCTTGTCGTTTACTTCAAGAGGATAGTAACCGCCAAAGCTGGCCAAAACAATCTTACCGTCTTTCATATACATTTCACCAAGTTTCTTGCCGTCCGCTGACGCATCAAGCACAAGTGAAACATCGTGGTGATCTGTGGCGGTCATTTGGCTGTTATCTTCTTCAGTGAACGATTTAACGAAGTCAGCCAACATCTTGCCTTGGTCTTTACCGCTTACCGGGTAGAGTCCCTTGCTCGTAGGTCTGAATGTGTCACCTTTCTCAAATGCAAAGCGCATTTCACCTGCCATGTGGTCGGGGTGCTCAATGAAATACTTGTTGTAGTCCATGGAGAGTTGCTTAGCCTTGCGTGCGCCTGGTTCTTCATATTCGGCTGTACGCTCACCGCTGATTGTGCTCACGTCAATAGCTTGTGCCGACTTTTGACCATTCACTCGCTTGCGGATAACGATGATGTCCGACGTGACGGTTGTACCGCCAAAGGTCTTATTGTTCATGCGGAATGCTCCGATGAAGTCCGAACCTCCCTCGTTCACAACCCAGTCGCGCAAAGCCTTGCTGTTATCGAGTGTGCCGTTTGAAGAAATGAAGATACCCAATCCACCCTCACGCAACTTACGCACATTCTTGGCTATACAGAAGTCGTGGATATTGTGGAACTTCTTGGAAAGGTCACTGTCGCCTGTGGTGTCATTCACACGCAACCCAGTAACGAAAGGTACATTGGTAATAGCCAAATCCACACTGCCATTAGGTATGCGTGTCTGCTCAAAACCTTGTATCTCCACCTTGGCATCGGGATAGAGCAATGAGAGAATGCCGCCAGATGTGCCGTCTATCTCAATGGCGTGAATGTTACTGCGCTCGCTTACCATTGTTGGCATCTGACCCAAAATATTGCCAATACCTGCAGAACCCTCCAAGATGTTGCCACCCTTGAAACCAAGCTGATTTGCAATGTCCCAAAGTGTATCAACAACGTATGCAGGGGTGTAGTAGGCACTGTTAGCACTCATAACGGCTTGCTCGTAGGCTTCTTCTCCAAGCAACTCACGTATTTTCTTGTTACGCTCACGCTGTTTCCAGTCATAGCCTCCGTCGCTGAAAGCGGCTCCAAGACCACCCCAACCACTGAACTGTCTAAGCACACTCATCTGCTCGGGAGTGGCTGTCTCACCGCTCTCAAGTAATTCATGCGCCAACTCAATAGCCTTGATATTGGCCTCTATTCTGCCATTCACCGAAGTAGGGGCATGGTCTGCGCCACGCTCTGAATGGTTGTTGTGTGTGTTCTTCGGCTGGGTCAGTCCATGAAGTCCAGCGGACACAGCCCTATCTTTGCCAGTGCTTTGTCCTCCTCGTCCTCCGTCAGGTCTTCCACCTTCTTGTGCAGCTGTTTTGCGAGGGCTTCCTTGGCTTTCTCGTAGTCCTTGCTGTTGTCCACTATTGTCGGCTGGCACTGTTTCGGTGCGTACCGCTTCATCATTTCCTTGTAATCCATTGTCTGATGTATTATCAAACAGCCCGGCAAACAAATCACCTACAGGCTGCTCTGGTTTAACTTTCTTAGTTGCTTTTTTCTTGGATGCAGGCTTTGGCTTGTCTGCTGGTTTCTCTGATGATGTGGGCTGAACGCCGCCATCCTTGGCACGTCTCGCCACCTCTGCCTTGATATGGGTGCCCATATCCTTGTCGTCGCCATACTCCTTGTCGAGTTCCGACAATTTCTTGTCTGAAATCATAGGAAGCAATGTGTTGAGGCTCTCGATCTTCGACTTCATTGAATGGTCGGTCATGCCCGGATTGAGAATGTCAACAACATGGAGCTGTATGGCAGTGTCTTCTGGCAATGCCGCAACTGCATTCTCGTTAATACCATCCTCGTAGAAGTCGCCAACGGCTTCATGCTTCGGCTCGGCTGACTCGCTCGGCTTATGACGCAACTGGTCTGGGTGAGCATTAACCCACATGACAGGAGCAAGGCCGGTGTCAATGCGGATGCCGCCCTCATCGTTAGGCTGCACTACAACTGCATCAGTCCATGTGCGGCCACCATCGGTTGAATACTGCACCTCGTCACCTGCTGCATACTCTCCTTCATTGGTCACGCCACTACCTATAAGATATTTGTAGGTTTCACGCTGCACCTGCTTCAGAAGGTCAGAATACGTAACATTGCTGTCAACGAAGACATTCCTACCGTAGCGGTCATTGCCGGTGCCTTCAGGATGGTCAACACGGAACATGATGTGAGTAACTTCAAGGTCGCTGCCTCCAAAGCCATCTACACCCTTGGCTGCTCTTGGCTCAACGCCTATTGTCAGATACAGCTCGCGTCCTTCTTCTAATGGCAGGTGTATAGACACATCACCTCCAATAGGGGAAATGTTGGAAACTGCAAGTGGTTTTTTCTTACGATTGCCTTTCTTATCCGTCTGCTTTGAGTGAGAAGCCTCATAGTGGTTAAGGTTCAAATCAGAAATCAACTGGCTTGCAAGGTTGGCTGCATCCTTGACGGCCTTCTTCTCGGCATTACGCATGTAGCCGTATGCCTCGTTGTAGTCCTTCTCCACCTCGTCAGCCTCATAGTAGCCAAGTAGGGCAAGCTGCTCATTTACCTTGTCGAGGGTTTCATCTACTCGCTCTGCTGCTCCGGTGAGGGCTTGCTCGTCGCTTGAAGTTTCTGCGAGAGCCGTTGCTTCGCTTGCAACAGACTTTGCTTCTGCTGCAACAGCATCTGTATTTGCTGCTGTCTGCTTTTCGGTTTCTTTTCGTTGCTCATTTCTTATTTCCTTTAATTCATTATTTGCTTTTTCTGCGGCCACTTGTGCCTTGCCTTCCTCAACGATCATGTTGGCTTGTGCCATCACGTCCTTGGTAGGCTTGTCGAAGTTCTCCACGTCAAAGGCATCAACCTCCTCTGTAGGAGTAAATATTGATTGGTCGTAACCAGGAATACGTTTTACACCCTCATAAAACGATTTCAACCACGGCTTGATTTTATAGCCGAGACGGTTGACCATTGCCTTTGCAAATTCGGGGAATTTCACAAAGCCTTGGTCAATATATCCCAAAGAGTAGTTCACACCTGCATTATACACAAAACGTCTCTGTTGAGAGGTCATTGCATCAGGGTCGCGGAATTTCATGCCTCCGTCCAACTCATCATCGTCAATACCAAGCAATTCACGAAGAATATCCTCATCATGCTTCATCTCATCAGTAATGACAAGTTTCTTCTCTCTATCTTGCTTTGGTTGCTCTGCTTTAGTCGGCTCTGACGGCTTTTGCTCTGCCACATCTGCTAACTCTACGCGGTTTGCAGGCTTCTTGCTTGCAGTTGGTTTCTTAGGTTCCACAGCATCGCGGAGTTCTTGCGCTGTCAACGGCTGATTATCCGCAACGGCTTCCTCATTACCAACCATTTCAGCGACCTTGCGTGCGTCCTCTTCACTACGGAACATCCAACCACCACTCTCACGGTCTTTCCAACCGCGCGACTTAGCAAAGCGTCCCTCGCTCAATTTCTCCTTGGCAAACTCTTTGACGGCACGTTCTTGGTCGGCTGTCAAATCATGGTCAAAGGTAAGGAGAGAAACATTGCTCGTCTTTCCCTTCTTGTTGGTGTAGGTTGAAGGAGTGATGGTGTAGGTCGTCTCATCTTTCGATAATGTTGTCGGACTTGCTGCATTCTTTTCATTCCATTTCTTAGCTCTGTCAAGAATCTGCCTTGCTCTTTCGGGAGTGTTGTCCAATTCAAGGCGCATTAGAGTTTGGTTCTCACCATGCAAACCAAGCGCAAATGCCGCGTTTTCAATCTCCTCATCAGAAATGTTGCCGCTTTTACCCACAGTATCTTTCTTCACTACTACATACTCTGCAAAAGGCTTAGTCTTACGCTTGCTCGATGCTATCCACTTTTCAAAGTCTTCGAGGTTCACGGCAGACACGTCAATCCTACGACCTTTCTCCCAACCTTTTCCATAGTTGGCAAGATAATCGCCCTTAGCCTCGTCAGCATCATTGAAACCAAGCATAACCTTATGCTCGTCAAAGCTACCATCGGGGTTGTACTGATCAACGACGAACACCTTGCGTCCGTTCCAACCATCAATATCATTAGAGAGGAACACGTCTATATGGTCGCCATCAACACCCACTGCACCACGAATGTAGCCATAAGTGTTGTTCATCTTGCTTTCCCATTGCTTGCCGTTAGCATCAGTGCCCTTACGCACGCTGCCCTGCGGTTGCTCAATGGTAATGTCGAACGTACCTACTTGCACATGCCCCTTCTTGTAGTTGCCTGCCTTCTTCTGAGCCTCGGTAGGCTCAGTGTTCACTTTGGCTGAGGCTGCTTCAATCTGGGCAGACAACGGTGCTTCACCTTCATTTTCAGAAGATTTTTCGCCATTTTCTTGCAGAGATAATTGTTTATTTATAACTTTGCCAAAAGAAGTCTTTGAAGAGTTTCCTGCTGGCGCGGTTACACCCTCTGAATGACCGCTATTAACTTCGGAGGTATCGGTGTTAGTACCTTCTCCCAATGCGGGTACGGAATGGACTTCATTTTTGGACGGAACTCCGTTAGAGGAAGAGCTGTTTTCGGTGATAGGCTCAGACTGCAAACCGTCACTGACAACCACCGAGTTGTCATTCTGCACTTCGGAAGCAGACCAAATATTATTTGACATACTGGTTTGAGGCGCATCCGTGCCCTCGGTAGCGAGGTCAGACACATTCCCTTGCGACGAGTATAAGCCTTGTGCCACGTCTGAGGCATCAGAAACATCATCGGCGTGTTTCCAAACCATATTATCATTCCCCTGCGTATTTTTTGGGGAAGTTGTCACAGAAACGTCAGCAGGGTGACGTTCGGTCTGTGCGCCACCGTCAAATCGGTATAGCAACTTCCCTTTTTTCAACGCCTCTTTCACACGTTTGGCTCGGTCATAATGACTGCTAACGCTGACTTCCAATCCGTCTTTCTTTACCGTTACCGACTTGAAGTAATACACTTTTTTGCCGTTTGTTCCATTGAAAGTTTTTATGAACAGTAACGAACTTGCACGTTCCGTATTGCCATCACTGGCTTCTGATGGAACTTCAACAATAACGTGCGGATGCTCAAGTGTAGGCTTTATCATGCCAAACTGCTCGCTACGTCCTTTCTCAAACAACTTGGCAATTTGGTTTTCACCCATCTTTACTTTACCCAATGGGGTTGACACCATACCATTTTCACCAAACTGCTCAATCCAATTAGTCGGATTGAGTTCCATTTGTGGAATTTCTGACGTGTTGTCTTCCATGCGAGACAAAAGTTCATTTGCCTCGTCATCATTCAAACCTACATGTGCTTCTGAAACTCCGCCATTACTTTCTCCTTGTATGTCGGTTGGCTCTTCTCCATCGCGTCCAAAGCCATCTGCATTTTGCGCAGCTGCTTCTGCTCTCTGCTTTCGTTCTGCGACTGAGGCATCAACGATTGCTTGTTGTTCTTTTGGTGTTGCATTTCTAAAATATTCATTTAATCGGTTCAACAATTCTTCCTTTGAAGTCACCCCACCGCTAAACATGTCCAACTGACCGCTTGCAGGTGAAGCAGCTTCATTATTATATATTGAAAGGAACTTGCGCAAGTCGCTCGGCTTACCGCTGTTCAATATGTCAGCAAGTATAAGCGTAACGCCATCAGTTACACGGCTATCTCCGTATTCATCGTCAAACAAACCTTGCTGTCTGCCGTAAGGAGATACAGGCATACCTTCTTTGTAAATTTCGGGTGACTCTGACTTGGCACGATTTACAAGATTAACGGCTGCTGCCAATTCCTTGCTAAGGTCATAGTCGCTCTTGGCGAGTGTACGGTTATTGGAAATCTCGTTCAATCCCATAACAACAGATTGGCGAAGCGTAGGTGTGCTGATTATTTGACGCACGGCATCGGGCGAAGCCTGGAAGACCTTGCCTATAAGTGTGTTCTCGATAAGTTCCTTACCTGCTGCCGACAAAGCATTGCCAGTGCGAAGCTCCGGCAACTGCATCTCGTTAATAACACCAGCCTCCAATAACTGACCAATGGCAGAAGATACTGCATTTCCATCGGCATAGTAGTCCGACATGCGGTCAAAGCGACTAATATCACCAACAATGCTTGCAAATACATTGTCAGGAACAATCTTGCCAAGCTTCACGGCATGCTCTGGCTTGCTCTGCTTCTTCTGCTGTTCAGCATTGAAGCGTGCAAACGTACTTGCATCGTAAGGCAATTCCTCATCAGGAACAAAGACGACACGTGGATGCTGCATACCATCAATCTGCTCAGGAGTGAAACCGAACATAGATCCAAACTCGCGCAAGTGTTCCACATACGCCTTGTCTGTGCCGTTCTTCGCTGCAATCTCTCCCGACATAGTGCGGTTATTGCCCGAAAGCACAACACCATCCTTACTAACAATAACAGGTGTCTGCAAAGCTCTGCTATCGTAGCTGTCTGCCATATCCCTAACAATGCGTTGTGCGTCCGTGTCACGCTTATAGTCGCGGTCATTCACGCTCTCTCCGTTCTCATCAACGGGGAAACCTTCAGTAGGCTCGTAGGCATTGTTCACGTCATGGCTGGCTGTGGCTGCTCCTGCCTCAGTGAGGACGTAGTGACCACGGATCGTTGAACCATCTGCAAGAGTAATAGCGTTAGGATTGCCCTCAACCTTAGTAGCACCATCCCACTTTCCCTTTATTTTAGGGTTCACGGCATGAGAGCCAACTTCGGCTTGCTCGGCTGCTTTCTCAGCTGCAATGCGCTTGTTTCCCTCCAATTTAGCTACAGCCTCAGCATGTAATTGCTCATCCATAGCATTACGCTCTGCATTCAACTGCTCACGTGCAGCACGCTTGCGGTCACCCATGAGCGAATAAATACGCGTCCAGGCATTCAGATTCTCTTCTGCTGCGGCTACTTGTGCGTTATACTCCTCAATGGCAGTGTTGTAACTATCGTCAGCCTCCTTCTGCGCTTTCAACATTTCCATTGGCGAACCCGTCAATGCAGGAGCTTTCTTTTTCGGGGCCTTCTTCTTCAAAGTTTCAAGAGCTTTGGTAGCTTGATCAACCTGTGCGTTAATAATAGCCGAAGTATTTTCCTCATTACCTCCTGTAAGTTCATTAAGCGCATCAAGGGCTGTCTCGCGGTCTGCCTTCTCAAACATAGGTTCCTGTGTTGCCTCGTTGATGGGAACACGCTCCAATGCGGTAGGCTGGTGTTCGGAAGGTTCTTCCCACTCCACACCTTGCGCTTCAAGTTGATGCTGTGCAAGTTCATTACCTTCACGAGCCATACGCACAAGTTCATCCGCTGTCGGAGTTACAGGAGCAACATCATTGTCTTGCGTTACGGAATTATCTGATGTTTCCTCGGTTTCATTCGTATCTTCCGTGTCTTCGGCATATTCTCTCGCCCATACTTGATTGCCGTCCGCATCATTGATGCTCTCGACCATTTCTTCAAACTCCTCGGCAGGGATAATCTGCACACGCTTTCCGTTCAAAGGCTCGTCCGTGCGGATTTCTACACCATCATCACTAACACCCTGCACCTCTCCATGAATGATTTCGTCTTCACCATTAAGAAGCGTAAAGGTGTCATTCACGCCATATTCTACACCATCGGGCTTTTCTTCTACACTTTCGCCATCATTCTGTACACTTTCATCTGAATTTGGTGCGTTTTCATTAGCTTGACGTTCTTTTTCTGCTTGCATGGTACGAGCCATATTAGTGGCATCCACGCCACTCTGTATTTCCTCCATACTCATAGGCACAACATTCTGACCATCAACAGTTACGTTGACAGTTCCGTCCCCATTGTCCACAAGTCCCTGTTCGTTGGCAACAAGCGTCACATGTGTCTGTTCACCATTCTCCTCTGTCAACGTATAGGTGTCACCTTCATTGAAAGACACCACACCGTCCACGTTGTTTGCTGCGGTCTGTGACATCTCCTCAATGATTGCTTCCCTTGCTCTCGCTTTCTCCTCCTCGGGGTCTACGGCTGCGTCCAAGCCACGGATAAGGTCTGGCGGAATTACTTTCATCTCGCCAGTCTCAACATCACGGATAACAATCGTGTTGTCGGATTGCTCCCTATCAACGCCCTTTCCGTCATTGAACATCACTACATTGCCGCTGACAATATACACTTTCTTATCCGTTCCGTCCTCGTTCTTCAACTTCAATGATGCAAGGTGTATCATTCCGTCATGGCGATTAACACGGCTATTAACTGTCGCATTACTTTCCTCCACACGATTGTCAATATCATCTTGCACACGCTGCACCATGCCATCGTATGCCGATTTTGCATTGGCATAGTCAATAACAGATTGGAGCTTGTCCGTATTACCCAACTGCTTCTGCTCCTCAATGTAGCGCAGAGGATCATCGCCAATAAGAGCGTCCACATCGTCCACATTCTCAATACCATGTTCTTTCGCAACCTGCTCACGCTTCAGTTCAAGCAGAGTCTTCGTATCGTTCATGTCTTGTGGTTCCGTGGTTTCGTACCCTTTTGAGTAACTGTCATTCACGCTCTGCACCTCAGGACGCTCTTCCTCCTCATCACTGGCATTGTTTACCTGCGCAATGTTGTAACCTCTCATCATAGTTAGATTACGCACATAGTTCAGTGCTGCCTTTTTTTCCTCGACGTGAAGATCAGGGTTGTTGATGATACCAGTAACCACATCCGCCATCTTGCTGTTGTCTGTGTTATCAATCTCGTCGCGCAGAGGTTCCCAGCGTTCTGCGGTCATTCGGAACGAGGCGAGGTTGTCGGCTTTGTCCGTGTTGTGCTTGTATCGGTAGTATTGCGCAGTATGGTGCCCCTGCATCATCATCGGTACAGAGCCAAGCAGTGCGCCCATGGTAGCACACCCCAGCCAGATGTCCACATGGTTCTGCAAGTTCGTCATGTCGTCCCATGCGTCCCCGGCATGGCCAGTAAGCGCATCGAAAAGCGAACCCTCGTATTCCTCCAAAGCCTCACCAGGCAAACCATTATAACCGCCAGACTCAAGCAATCTACTATACTGCTTGTACCATTCCTTGTTGCCGATGTTTGTCATAGCTCCCGACAACTTACTAAGACCTATTTTCTCCAAGCCTTTCTTTACAACGCCACCTACACCAGGAATGAATTCACCGAACATCTCCGAGCCATTCTCGCGTGCTTGTTGACGCTCAGCCTCAGCAAATGCAGGGAGAAGTCCCATAGCGTTCTCCACCTTATAATTACCCTTGTCGTCCACACCGACCTCTCCCGAAGCAAGTGTTCCCATTGTGGCGGATGTTCTACCTATACCTGTTGTATTGCTGACATATGCACCTGCCGTATGAGCACCCAACAACACACCTGTCGCTTTCAGCGTTCTGCGCAACACATCGTTCTTCCATAAATTGGCGGCTTCCTTTCCAGTCAACTTAGCTATACCTTTAGCCATTCCCTTAGCCGTTCCGCGCATAACACCCTTAGCTATGCTTCCAGCACCAGGATTGAGCATAAGGTCTTTCATAAAGTCAAAAGAATTGGCAGTCATGCCACCAGCCCTTGCCCATGCGCCATAATCTCCGCCATACATGCTTTGCATAGCATTATCTTTGGCGAAGTTCTTCAGCACCGCTTCGGCAGTCTGCTCCTCTTTCGTCAAGGTCTTACCTTCCTCACGCTTTTTGTTAATCGTGTCTATATGTTTTGATGCACGCTGCAGGGCTGTTGCATCGCGCATCTCGCTCATACCGTCTGAAAAAGTGTAACCATTCGATGCTGTTGTAGCAAGTGAGTGCCAGAAACTATACATCTGGTTGTTTTTCTTGTCCTCCAATAACTGAATGGTCTGATGGTTCTTGCGAGCTGCTGCCATGAGTTGCATGTATTCATCGTCGTTGTCATACTTCGACATACGCGCATCTTGCTCACCCACAGGACCTGCACCAGGTGTCATGGAAGCTGCAAACTCACGCATGAAATCGTTGAAACGCTGATTAGGACGTTCGTCTATTTCCTTCATACGCTTTTTCATTGCCTCGTCCAATCTATCGCGCTCCGCATAAGCCTCGCGCAACTGACCACTTACGCTCATGCTATCCTTGTACGCGTCGATGGTATTCTGCTCCAAATCAGCAGAGTTGCGGTCGGTGTACTCATTACCGCTCTCCGTGATGTAGGTCTGTTCCATCTTGCCTGACTGCGGATTAAACTGTGGTTTCTTAGCAACAACCTTACTATTCTGACCAAGTTTTATACCGCTGTTCTTTTTACCAAGTGTAACATGAGGCACTCTCAGTCCAGCATTTGCTCTATGGTAGTCCATGCGGTTATTGAAGCGTTGAAGCGAAGCATTGGTCTCATTCCTCATGTTGTTAACGAAAGCCAACATTTTCTGCTTGTCAACCTGCGTAAGCGGTGTTCCCTTTTGTTTTGCTGGAGCCTTTCTTGGAGTTGGTTTCGGTTTTGCAGGTGTCGCTTGCGCTGGCTTTTGAGGCGTATTAATAAACACAACACGACTATCTGTATTAGGCTTTTGAGGCTGAGGTTTAGACACAGGTGCGGTGTTTACCGCATGAAGCCCCAAACGCTTGCCAAATTCTTCATAGGTTGGGCTCTCTATGGCTCCATCCGCTTTCAGAGCATTGTAAAGTTGCAAGCGGTTTTGATAGCCCTCCTTACCAGGAGCAAGCATCTTACTGCGGAAATACTCACGGCTCTTGCTGACTGCACCATCTTTCTTCAGTGCATCATATAGTTGGTCTATTTTATCGTATGGCATATCTTAATATCCTAATTCTTTTGTATTTTTATATGACTGTTGTTCAGACTTGCGACCACTCGGCTTCGCTGCTGCAGGTCTCTTCCTAATTCCGGGGTAGAACACCTTCTTTGATGTGGTCTTCTTGGAGTTCTTCTTGCCCTTAACTTTGCCACGTACCACCACATCACTGTCCGTGCTGTCCGTAGTGCTCACAGTCACACTGTCAAGTGTTCCATGCTGGCGAGCCTTAGTAATGGCTTCGTCTTCGGTCTTGGCATAATGCATGTTCCCGTTCTCGTCCCACCACTGGAAACGTCCCCTAGCATTGGTATTGTGCTCATTTGCCGAAGCATACGAATTTGTTTCTGCTGCTCTACTTGCACCAGCAGAAGCAACATAGGCATCCTTATGCGCCTTTTCCGTTTCAAGTTTAGCTTTTTGCATTGCAGGAGCATTATCTGCCTCAGCCTTAGCTGTGTCTGCGTCATAACCAGCCTTATCAGCCTTTCCTTTCTGCTCACGCAATTTGTCGGGCTGCAATGCAGCAAGCCATCCATGCTCCTCCTGCTCACGTTGCGCCTTCTCACGCGCCAACTTCCGTTTTTCCTGCTCAGCCTCCATCTCACGCAAGGTCTTAGCACGCTCGTTCCTCAAATCTCCAATTTTCAGAGAATACTGCAAATACTTATCAGCATTAGCTTGACGTTCAGCCTTTAGTTTGTCCAACTTCGTTTGCAGTGGAGAAAGCTGACCATTCGTGTCATGGTCATACATGTTGGGAGCACCGCGAGTTGTGAAGAAAAGATTACTCAACGCTTGCAAACCATCACTCACAGCAGCAACAATCTTCTGAGACTTCTCACGCCTCTCACGTTTCTTGCGCTCCTCCTCGGTCTCAGGTTTAAGCCCATTAGCCTCATTTTCCAACATCGCAATCTGTTGATCGTAACCAATCAGTGCATCAGCATTATTCTGTGGCGACACCCCAACCTGCTTGTCAGCAGGTGGAGCAACATCAGTCTTCGGATCCTTAGTCTCCTCAGTGTTCACAGAGCTATCCGTTTCAGTAGATGGCGTAGAAGGTTGCCCCCCCACACCACTTGCCCCAGGAATAGAACTATCATAAGCCTTTTGGTCGTATTGTCCTTTAATCATACTATTTCAATTTAAAATGCGTTAGCAATAGCGATACTGCTATTCAATTTAATCCTTACGATAGTCCGCGTTAGCAGCTTTTGCAGCTGCGGTACTCTCGTCAAATGCGTTAGCAATACCGGCACCTGCTTGTGCTACACCCTGCACGGCTTGTCCAATCGCCTTCGCCTTATCCAATTCAAGCTGATTAAGTTGCGCGTCATAGTTCGCGTTACGCTGTTGATACTGCTGTTCAATTTGATCCTTACGATTGTCCGCGTTAACAGCAATCTGCGATGCAGCCTCAGACAAGGCTTGCGCATTAGCAGCTTTTGCAGCTGCGGTACTCTCGTCAGTACCGCCCATCACGGCTTGCGCACCTGCTGCTTGCTTGTTGCGGTTCCTAATACTCTCCTCTGTCTTCGCCAAAATTCGCTGAGCGTCAGCCCTCTGCGTAGCGTTCTCATTGTAGCGTCTATCATACCAATTCTGATTAGCCTGCTTTTGCGCTTCAATATTCTTCTTCGCGCGTCTCATTGCCTTACTAGCCTTGATACCGCCAAAAATGCTGCCAGCTGCACCAAGTGCGCCACCAGCAATACTTCCAATTAGTCCCATATTTAATCTGTTTATGTTACAATACTTAAAATTCGTGCGCTAATTTAGTGGAGTATCTTTGCCCACGTCTTTTAACTTTTGCGCCAAAGGCGCAACAAAAACGATAAAACAATGAAGGGAATGAAAACAGGTGGCCGAAAAAAAGGCACTCCGAACAAGGATAACCCCTTAAAAGGCTATCTCAAAGCGCATTCTGCTGAATATTTTATGCCAAAACAGCTAAAACAGAAAGGCAAGATTGTAAATATTTCTGATTTTGAAAGAGATATGGCAGAGCTGTCTCCCGACGATCGAGTAAATGCAGAAATACGCATATTGGAGTATCACACACCACGAATGAAGGCTATTGATGTTGACGTTAACGCAGACGTCAAAGTACACACAATCGAAGACAAATTACGTGCGCTTTGTGGTGAAGATGTTGAAGACAACGATGATGATGAGTAATATCTAAATCATCTACTTATAGATGTTGAATGTATTGTTAGATGTGTGAAGTTATTCATGATTGATTAGGTTTATAATTATTGAACGACCAGTCCGCGAGGATAGGTCGTTTTTTTTCATATACTTCAATTTTCAAAAGGCAACATAAAGGCTACCTTTTATGTATTCATAACCCAAACAAAAGGGTAGAGTTATGAAAAACAAAAGGGTAGCCTTTTTAAAAACAAAAGGGTAGAGTTATGAAAAACAGCAGAAAAAGTAACCCTTTTTTATGTTGATTTTCATCTTCTTTTTTAGAAAACTCATTAAAAAACATGTGTTTTAGTTTGTTTAAGCGATTTGAAAAACATAAGAAATACACGTTTTAAATTATCCTTGGAATTCAAGCAGTTAGAACAAATAAAAAAGGGTAGCCTTTCTATTTTCAAAAGGGTAGCCTTTTCTAAATCATAGAAAACTCAAAAGGCAACCGTTCGTCCCTTACGCGCGCGCGTAGATATAAACGATAGTTTATATAAGAATAGGAATAAGGAATATATATTATACTCCTTACGTCGTATAATATAGACAACAACGACGACAAAAAAACTAAGTTTGAAGTTTATTTTTTATTTAGAGAGATAATACGACAACAAAAAAATCTGACCTCATTAAGCGAAGTCAGATTAAATCATGTGTGTTTAAAAAATATCAGGAATGTTCTGTACCGCGGTGCGTTTCATCTCGTCAGCGATCTGTAGGCTCGACCCGCGGCGCCTTGCCTCCTTACGGAGGTAGGTTTCCGCAAGTCTGCCCCCGAACCGTACTTACACGTCTCCGCGTATACGGCTCTCCATATGTAACAGCATTTA